ATTTCTGTTGAGTTAATTGTAGTTGTTGTACCATTAACTGTTAGGTCCCCTGAAAGAACCAAAGATGTACCAGTTGCAGCACCAATGTTTGGTGTTACAAGTGTTGGTGTGTTAGCAAAAACAAGTGCTCCAGTACCAGTCTCATCAGAGATGATTCCAGCAAGTTCTGAAGAAGATGTTGATGCAAGTACGTTTAGCTTATCTGTTGTTACAACAAGAGTCTTTGATGATGGAATTGTTGTTCCATTAACAGATGTAGCAGTTGCTACACCAAGTGCTGGTGTTGTAAGTGTTGGGCTTGTAAGTGTCTTATTTGTAAGTGTCTGTGTGTTTGTTGTTCCAACTACTGCACCCGTTGCGCCGTGTGCTTCTGTAAGGTTGCCGTGAGTTGTAAGATTGCCTGCAACTGTTGATGCTGAACCATATGCATCATATGTGTTTGCTGTTACAGAAACTGCACCTGTTGTATCGTTGTATGAAAGACCAGTTCCGACATTGTTACCAATAGCGTCCTGTGCTCTTTCATCTGTAAAGTAAAGGTTTGTGCCTTCTTCAATATCACTTGTTGTAAGTGCATTTGCTGCGCTAGTAATGTCTGAAGTAAGTGCTACTGTACCAGTTGCATCTGGAAGTGTGATTGTACGGTCTGCTGTTGGGTCTGTTACTGCAAGAGTTGTTTCAAAGTTATTTGCTGTAGAGCCTTCAAACTCAATGCTTGAACCAAATACTCCAACTGCTGCTGGTGCTGACCACTCTACGCCGTATGTTGCACCTGAGTTTGCTGTAAGTACTTGACCATTTGTGCCAACACCTAAACGAGCTACTGCATCATCTGCACTACCTACAATCAAATCACCTTTAGCGTCAACGACACCTGCTGTGATAATATTCTTTCCATTAACAGTCGCGGTTGATCCCTCAACCACCAGTCCTGCTTTTACTCTAAAATCTTTTGTTACTGTTGCCATTTTATCTCCTTAGTTAGGCCTTTAACCCAATACGCAAATAGCGTAGGGTTATTGGTGTTTGCCCACCTACAGGAATTACAGTTAGTGAAACTGTATCCCCTGCTCTAGACACGGAGATGGTGCCAATATTCCCATCATTGTCTACTGTTCCATACTCACTGACATTTACATCTGTAGCGTCAGGGACTATGGTTAGTTCTGTGGCCCAATACTTATTTGCGCCTCCAGAAGTCTTTTTAATTGAGATCAGATACTTTACAGATCTCCACTCACTTGCTAAAAAGTTATCAAAAATTGTTGAGTTCTCAATGCCATTGATTGTAGACTCATTGTTACCATCTGAACCAAGATCTGTTGATCTTGCAGATGTGCTGTCAATCAAATCTACATAATCTGCTTGACTTGGACGGTCTCCAGTTTGAAACAGAGACTTGATGCTTGCGATTGATAATTTAGCCATGATTGAATTATATCATACATTTTAGAGTATATAGTTAGAGAAACCAATAACCTGAACGCCAATTCCTGGGGGATTAGTTTGACTAACACCCTCAATTCCAATATTAGTTATGGTTAGTCTAAATGGAAGAATATCTGCTGGTGTAACTATTTTTGCATAGCTTACCAATCTAATAGAATTAGATTCTGGGGCAAGATCTGATATTGTTATTATTGGAGATAGAGCTGCTGCTGAAACTACAAGCCCTAAAGCAATGTTTGAGGCTAAAGATGTTCCATTTGTTATATTTCCTGCAGTTATTCTTGGTTTAATGTCAGATATAGTTTTTTTAGTTTGTATATCTGAAATTACTGTTGTTGCCATAGACTTTATGCCTGTTCTGTTACTTCACCAAGCATAATCATTTCGCCTTGGCATACCGTCCAAACACGAGCACCATCTTTTAATTGAATATCAAAAACATCTCCAGTTAACAATTGTTTTGATTGCGTTGCAGTTAAAGTTACTGTAAACTCTCCAGCATCATCTAGTACGGTTTGATCTGGATAAATTGTAAATAACAAGTCGTCTCCGTCATTATCTGAGTACCTTCTAAAATCTCCTGAGATAACCCAACCAGATGTATCTCCAGCGGCAGTTGTGTCGTAATCTAAAGGATTTCCTAAATCATCTTCTACATAAATTCTAAAAGATACTGTATCTCCAATTACAGCCGTCCAGTTGATAAGAGGTGGTTTATTACCAATGTTATATGTTGCTGGAGCAACTACTCCAGTAATGGGGGTTTCATTTGGGTTTCTATAGGTTGCCATTTTTATATTATACCACTTGAAAATAGCAATTATTAACTTTTATAAAAAAATGTTATAAAGTTTGCTTTTCCTGCCAATCCCATGTTATACTTAGTTAGTGCTACCAGCAGGTAGCATCTTTAGTCTCTAGGAGGTTATTTTGATGAGAAGAGATAAAAAGATTTGGATTGGAATCCTTGCTTCAATTGGGCTGCTTGCACCACTAACAAATGCAGCCAATGCTTTAAGTACTGAGAATAATCTTAGTAAGCCATTAGTTTCTGAACCTTCAACCGCCAAAGCGGTTTTTTTGGTTTCTAAGCCTAAAAGTCTTACTAAGGTAAAAAAGAACTTAAATGTTCTACATAAATATCAAGATGCTGTTAGTCTTACAGATAGGCAACTTAAGGAGCTACTCTATGGGGTTGGCTTTCGTAAAGAAGGGCTAGTTAAAGCTTGGGCAGTTGCTAAAAAAGAGTCAAACGGAAGACCTTTGGCTTTTAACGGAAATGAAAAAACTGGCGACAACTCTTATGGTATTTTTCAGATAAATATGCTGGGAATGCTTAAAGAAAGTCGCAAAGATAAGTTTGGCATAAACTTTAATAGTGAGTTGCTAAACCCCGTTATTAATGCACAGGTTGCATACCATATGAGCAATGCTGGTAAAGACTGGTCTGCTTGGCACGGTATAACTCCAAAAACTAAAAACTGGATGAAGAAGTTTCCGTACTAATATATAAAGGTACCCCCTTGGCTATCTGCCTTGGGGGTATTTTTTTTATGAAATTGCTATATACATTCCCTTAAGAAGTATGGTGCTTTCGCTATCTGCTCTTGCTTGGATTATTGCACCTTCTGATCTAATTTTTGACAAGTCTACATATAAGGTTTGGTTAACAGACATCTCATAAGGATATTTATATTTTAACATTCCAATATATCCCGTTGGAGATTCTACTTTTGGAATATAGGTTCTTATCCAAGCCTCAGTGCTATTTGTATCTGTAGTTAATGCTATATCATATCTGATATCTACTCTTGCCCCAACTTTTAATTGCTTAAAGTTAATTCTTTGAGTAACTGAGTTCCACAAAGATACTGATCCTTCTGGAAGAAATTTTAAAATATTATTATCTAAATCATCGTCCATGAAAATATTAACCCAACCATCATCGCCTCTATCTGGGCCAAGGAAAATTGCTTTTTTATTTTTGTTTTCATAGTACGCCCAACCAGGATATTGTCCAGATGGGCTATCGTATCCTTGTCCTCCACCTTTACCAGGATCTCCTTTTGGACCCCTTGGACCTTCTCTTCCCTCTTTGCCTTGGATTCCCCTTTCCCCTTTTTCACCCTGTGGTCCTGGAGGTCCTGCTGGTCCTACTTCACCCTTTTCGCCCTGAACTCCTGGAACAGCAACGTATTCAGTATTTGGAGAATTTGTGTTTTTGGTTGACTGAATTGCATCTGCATATTTTGCTTTTGGAGCATCCATATTTTTTGATATAGCCATCTGCTATCTCTTTACTTTAAAAATTGTACCGTTTACCTTTATGATTGGTGGAAGCTGTACATTTGTATCTTTAATTTTAATTATCATTTAAGATACCCCACCTTCGCCAATACTTACTGCATTTATTGGAGACACATCTCCAAGAACACAAATTGTTCCTATTACTGGAGTCCAAGTAAATGTTGAACCTCCGTCTGGAACTTTTGCTTGAAGGTCAAACGACAGCTCTGCAACTACAGATGTATATTTGGTACCCCAGTCTTTTGTGACTGATCCTGGGGCACTGACTGTAACCACTGAGCCATCAACTTCAACAGTTAATGCATCTAAAAGATTTACTGATGGGTCATATGCGGTGGCGGCAAATTTCCATCCAGTAGTATCAAACTCTTCAACTTCGTCATTTTCAAGAAATGAAACGGTAAATGAAGCATAATCTCCACGAACAACAGTCCATTGAATATTAGCTGGGGTTGCCCCAAATTTTTCTATTGTAGGTGAGCACATATCAATGATTATACCATAATAAAAGAATTGGTCCCTAAGCCCTGTTGGGGTGGGGTATGCAGAAGCCTAGGAACCAACCCATACAAATTATAACATTCGTTTATAAATAATCCAGGAAATACTAGAATTATAACTTATCGTTATACTTTTAAATCGTTATCAAATTGTTACAATACTAAATGTCCGTTTTGTTATGTTATGTGTAATTAGCCAGGGTATTGAGTGGTGTATACTTAAAATATATAAAGAAAAGAAGTATGCCTAAACTAGGTTTTTACAAGATAGTTTATATATTTTATATAAAGGAAAATAGGAAAATTAGGTTACTTAGAGTTTTTAGCAATATATGCTATAAGAATTTCATACATGTGATCTAGCTTGTCATTATATGCTGCTCTTGTTTTGGCAGATCTTTCTTGCTCAAGCTTAATGTACTTAATCTCATCACGCATAGAGGTGCCACCATTAGTTTTAGTCTCTGCTCTAATGTCTGCTACCGCTTCTGCAATTGGCTTTACTTGAATTTTTATATACCAGCGAATTGAGCTAATTACAATTGCTCCAATTGAAAGCAATGTAAGAATGAATTGTGCCCAATCAGTATTAGTCATAATAAAACTATTATATCATTATTTAATTTATCTTTTAAGTTCGGGCGGGGCACTTAATTCGTCGCCGAAATAGAGAACATACAAACCATCCCTAGACAACATATGGATTGACTCATCCAAGCATGTCTGATACAATGGATTTACTATGCGTGAACAAATAAAAAACATTCTACTGGACAGCTTACTGGATAAATTAAAAATACATCACTCTGTATATAGACTTCCTTGCACAAGTGAATTTCTAGAAGAGTTGGTTTCTGATGCCCTAAATGAAAACGGTATGCCAAATGACTGGAAGCCCGATAGAAGCCATAGCGTCAGCATAGACATGACTTTAGACCAGGGAGAGAGTATATCCGTCAAGTCAGGAAGATATGACCCTGTGAAGCAAACTCTAGTTATTAGCGGTTCCCGCTTGGGCAAACATGAAACACTAGAGAAGATGGTTGAGAGTGTTGCTTCTACACATGCTGATTATTATGTGTGTTTAGCAAAAGCAGAACAGGATTGGTCTTCTATACCGTCCAAAATTGAGACTAAAACCTATTACCTATTTGTATTTGAAGCTTCAAACCTTGATTACTCAATTGAGCATTGGTCTAGAAAAGAATCTAAGCATGGAACTGGATATAAATATATAATGGAGATACCAGGTATGTCTGCTACTATACGTCCTACTATGTCTCATCAGTTATGGACAACAGTCTCTTGTGATATCATTGATATACCGTCCAAATTGGAGATTCTATGAGCGATGAAGTTCGTCCTTGTGATTTGTTTAATGGATCTCCTAGAAGTCCAGAAGAGCTTGAGGAATACCGTTTGAATATTTGTAGAGGCTGTGAGTTCTTTCGTAAAGGAAATCAAACTTGCAGGAAGTGTGGGTGTTTTATGAAGCTTAAAACAAAATTAGAAAAAGCAACGTGTCCGATTGGTAAGTGGTGATATAGTATGTACAACAAAATGAAAGAGGATAAAATGAACGAACAAGAAGCAATTGCATTTATGATGAAGTCTATAAATGAGACAAATCGTTTGCTCTCTGAGCAGTCTGGAATGTCTCCAGAGCAGATTGATCAGCAAATTGAACAAAGCAGACCTGGCATGGGTTTGATAGTCGCAGCTCTATATGCCAAGATGAAAGAAGCTAAAATAATTGCCTAAGTATACCTATACCGTGAATAAAGATGCGGTTGAAACTGCCTTTGTGTCAAATACTGGAATGAACATTTATGAACACTTAGGAAATGTAGATTTTAGTAAAGCAACATTAACTGTTGATGCAAAGGATGCAGATGAGTCAGAAGCTATTCGTAAGGGTGTTACAGATATCCGCATGTGGAATCTAAAGTCAGAAGTTTAAACTTTCTTGTTCCCAGAATTTTTCTCTACCCATATTGTCTGTTTCTATCATAGGGGTTGATTCTGTTTTGCATTGGCAGTTCTCACATACCGTTTCTGAAAAAATCTTTGTAGAGAGGTTTGCCCAAGCTGGTTCATTTACCTCAACCCAGTTTTCAAAGTTTTCTAATATACCCATGTTTCTATTATACACGAAATCTGAAAATTTTTGTAAAAACCAAAATAGCAAAAATCTGAATATTTTCTAGATGTGTATGATACATATAATAAAAAAATAAATAAAAAAATAATAGTGAGCACACCATGGGAGTGCCTGCATTGTAACTAGTACCAGTGCCATCTTTGTAATGGTGAGGCATAGCCACCCCCTACCGTATTTGATCAGTAGGGGAGTGCCATGTCTAAAAGGTATCCCCCTGCATGTATCCGTCAATACATAATAGATCGCATGTAATTTTTACACGTTGGTTAGGGTGTAGCGTTGATTGAAATACCTCAATGAAATCGTATACCTCTTGCTTAGTCATGAGGTTGATGTTCTTAGTATTGCCAGACATTGTTGTTAGTGTTACTTTCATTTAATTTCCTTTGTTAGTGCATGAGCATTGGTTAATTGTAATTGTGTTACCCTGACGGATAGCGGTGGCGAGTGTGTCACACTCTATGCAGATGAATATAGAACCTAATTCGTCCATGATGTTACCCATTCTTAGATCTCCCTAACGGAAGTCTCTAGGACTATCCAACCATGAGAGACTTTCTCATCAAGGTAATCGTTAATAGATTCCTCAGACTGGAATAATCCACCTAGGTTAGTAGATGAGTAATTTCCTTTAGGAAATTCTCCGCTCCATGATAGAACGTATTGTTTAGTAGTAGTTAATGTAGTCATTTGATGACCACCTTTCTTTTAATGTGATAGACCTTGTGTCTATCGCTTTTCTTGACCTAGGTTATTTGCCTATCTTATTTGATAGGGCTCACTAGGATTTGTTATTTAATTTTTTTGATACTGTAAGTATAGCACAAAAATGTCAAAAAGTCAAGTTTAGACACGGACAAATTGGACATTTTCTGTGTGATCTCCGTCACATTTTGGCCCGAGCAAAAATGACCAGTCTTGGGCTTACCTGCTTATGACCAGTCTTAGGTTCCCCCGCTCATGACTGGTCTTAGGCTCCCCAGCTCATGACCAGTCTTGTGCATATGCGCCTATGACCATTCTGGGTGCATGCGCTCATGACCAGTCAAAATACCTCGGGCCCCAAAAAGTTATCCACATGATGTAGATCACATCTTAAATCACGCTCAAGTTATCCACATGACCTACATCACATTTCAAAATGTCCGTTTTGTCATAGTTACTGGCTAGTAGATGTCAGACCCCTCTGCTATAATACTTACATACCAAAAAACAAGAGGTAAAGAAATCCTCTAAAGAAAGGTGGTCTCAAATGACTACACTAGTTACTACTAAACAATTCGTTCTATCATGGACGGGTCTCCATAACCTTAGCGGTTATACATCTTCTAACTTAGGTGGGTTGTTCTCAGATGAACAATCTATAAATGAATACCTTGATCAAAAGGTAAGCGAAGGATGGACAATCATCCTTGTATCCGTAAAGGAGATAAACTAATGAATGCTATTTATACACTTAAATCTATCTGCGGAAAGAATACTTTCTATGTAGATCCATATGATGTAAATTTTAATCCTAATGGTGCTACTTGTTGCGATAATTGCAAATCTATTTTAATCTGCCGTCAGGCATGGGACTTTCTCTATAAGGGGGTAAAGTAATGAGCATTGAACTACAAGATACACTTTCTATCTGCCGTCAAATTCGTAACAATGATCGTGATAGTGGAACACACTATCTGCTAGGTTATCTATGGGCTAACACTTCAGATAAAGAAAAAGAAAGAATCTATAAACTTTTCAAAAAAGATTTTGACGAAATGGAGAATAAATAAAATGGAAAAAGATATTTTCGGATTTGATAAAGCAATTAACCTTGATCATCTTAATGATGAGCAAATAAAAACTTTAGAAGAAATATTTAAAGACTACAAATAAATAAAAACAAAATTTCGCAGAAATAAAAAGCTGCGTTTTTTTGGGTCGGGCCCCAAATGACCAGTCATAGGCGCATAGACCCATGATCAGTCATTTACGTACGTGTGATCTAATTCACATTTACGGAATGTCCGTTTTATCCCAGTTTATGGTGATAATCAACTTTACATAACATGAGCAAATGTCAGACCCCTATGCTATAATTCTAGGTATAAACAAAAAGAAAGGAAGTTAAAAATGACTTCATTAAAAATAAAATGCATAGAGCATAAGCCTATGAAATCTGCTATCTCACAAATTGGAGATGAGCAATTTACATTCTGCCAAGAATGTGAAAATAACATTGAGCGTTGGTATAACGATACTGACCCTGAGCGTCTTGCTATGTGGACTGACTGGAAAGTCAGCCCATAGTGACCAAGATCACATTCCAAATGTCCTAAATGTCCGTTTTTGGATTTGATTTTGTCAGTCCAATCTGCTAAAATAGTTATATAACAAAAAAAAGAAAAGAAGGTGACAACCAATGTCAGCACAAATATACACACCATCAGCCCTATTAGAGGGAAAATACTATCGCTCAATTTCTCGCAAGATTGACGGAATTATTCAGGAAGCAGAAATTGCTCCAGAAATTTGGTACGGAGAAAACGATACTGCTTATCGTGTTCGTGTTCGCCCTACCTATAACGGAACAATTCTTCACGAAGATTTTTGGGCAGTCGTAGCAGTAAGAAAGGAAAACTAATATGTACAAACTCAAACTAGAAACTTTCAGCGGAGAAGTTAAAACAATTTCACTTCCGTCAAAAGGTGCAGTTGCACAATTCATCAACACTTACCCAACACAATTACCAGTTGGCGTATCCGTAAAAGTCGCTTGCGACACCCTTGGAATTACTGGCACACTTCGTGGCAGTTTAACACTAGCAAAATCAAACTAAGAATAGGAAATAAAATAATGACAAAAATATATCACTCTCTACAATTCGTAACTGAATTAGACGAAACACATCCAATCTCTCAGCAACTTCTTGCACTACCTACAATAGATCAGGTCGCTATGCTTGAAGCCATGCTAAAAGAATTGCTTGCTCCACGCATTCAGTCAACACTTGATGAACTCAACGAGAACAATCACTTCGCAGTATTAAAGGTGGCAGAATAATGAAAACTTGTTTAATAGTTAATTGTGAATCAACTGCACTTGTATATTCTGGAATTGACGCATTCATGCTAGGTGGAATCCCTACTGAAACATATTGCTACGATTGCGCTAATGCATACAATCAAATTTCTGCACATGTAGAAAAGTTGGTGCAACTATAATGATGACTAGAAAAGACTATGTAGAAACTGCAAAAATTCTAAATGGATTTCTTGACTATATGGACCCTCACGTTTTTCAAGATTTAGTTTTTGAATTTAGCGAATGGTTTCTTTCTGACAATCCAAGATTTCATGAAGGTAAATTTTCTGAGGCTTGCTATAAAGTGGAGGTAAGTACATGAGTAGAATTTTAACAACGCTTGTGCAGCTAACTTTATTTCTTGGAGTGCTTGCTTGTTTTCGTTTAATGTGGCAAGATTTAAAAAATGATCTTGCTGAAATCAAAAACGATTTGCGAAAATAAATAAAAAATCCTGAGCACGATTTAAAACTGCTCAACATTCAAAAATGGGGCCCGACCCCCACGGCGTGTCGTCCACAGGTTATCCACAGGCTTTACGTTGTGATATTACTCACACCCAAATTTTGTCATATTTTGAGATTAAGTGCCTTTGAGAGTTGCTCATGTCAGCCCCATAGTGTAGGATATTTATATCAAGTTAATTAAGAAAGAAGGAACCCCCTATGAACGAATGCAAAGTATGTTTTGCTCAGCGTATGAGTATCTCTGCAATATCTATCAAGATCAACGAACTATGCGAGCCACACTATCGTGACTGGCAAGATGAAAAGAATATGGGTGAGTACTTTGGGTAATATGATGGAAGCCTTATGCGTTGCATGTAATGAAGATTTGCATGTAGATGGATTTTATTGTTGGTCATGTGGAATTGACACCTACTACTCAGACATGTTAGAATCAGACCTCACCCTAGATTGGACAGAATAATATGACCCCCTATGACGACTACTATGAAACTGATATGCCTACTGCCGTGGGTTGCTACTGCAAAATAAACTATGTGTGCTCAGAATGTAAAGGAAACTATAACTAATGGAATATGAATATCTAATTACCTGCGCCTATGACGGAAACGCTCCGCATTGGAAGCAACGCTATGAAAACGAATTTGGTGCATGGGAAAACTTTTTCCTATTTACTGATTGGGGAATGGCTGATGAATACTCCACAGTTAATCTCTACACGCCCACAGGCAAGTGTTACACAAGAAACTTTTATCGTAGCGGAATGGTGGCAACAAAATGATAAAGATTGAAGCAGAAGTAATTACATGGAAGCCTAATGATAAAAATTCTTTCATTGACAATATGACTCAAGATGAGTTAGCAATATTTGAAGCAGACATACAAGACGCTATTGACGGCGTAATAGAAGATTGGAAATAATATAATGGGATCAGTAACCGCACTAGGAATTAAAGATACAGTACTTGATTTGGAAACTCAGATTCTTTATCATCTCAAGGGTAATCACTATCCTCCAGTACCTGCAGAAATGGTCGCACCATGCATTGAAGCCATTGACGCGTACTATGATGAAGATTGGGATAGAATGATTGACATGCCTATGGTTGGTAGTTTTCAGATTCTCTATAAGGGAAGCAAGCAAGCGCCTGCATGGGCTATCGTAGAACAACACCACCTATCATGGTTTATTGAGCCAGTAGCATACTCTGATGAGGAGGAGGAATCCTAATGGCAATACTATTGACTTCAGTCACAGTTATATTTGTAGTAAAGATGATTTCACAGGGCAGATAAAATGAGTGCTACAATAAATGGCATGGAACTAATAAAAGCTGATGTGCTAACTGCAGATGCAATTGAGATTGGTGATCTAATCTCTTTTGATGATGATATCGTTGAAGTAATTGCTATTGATGTTGATTCTACTGGCGATGTATATAGCATTCAAGTTAGCAACGACTTTGGTGAAACACAAACAGTTGACTTTGATTTTGATGAAGAAGTTGACTGGTACGTTTATATAGACTAAAGTGGGGCCCGAGGCCCCTGTGAGCTATATCACATTTACGTAGGTTGATATTTTTTTCTATATATGATAGGATTAGAATAATCCAAACGAAAGGTCAACTAATGAAAATTTATGAAGTTACTTGTATTCACTATGAAATTTGTGGCTCTACTGAAACTTTTAATGAATCAGAATATGAAATCTATGGTGATGATTTCACCTGTGCTGAATGTTTCAATCAACTTGAAATGTTTTCTCATGGCTGGCGTGATATTGCTTCAGATCACATGATGACTCGCATGGCTGATGCGGAGATGGGAGATTTGTAAAATGGAAAAAGATTTATTTGGTTTTGAAAAAGCAATTCAACTTAACCACTTAACAAAAGAACAAATTGATGAATTGTTAAAAATGCTTGAAATATAAGAGGCCGAGGCCCCATGTGACTTAGCTCACATTTAAGAGATTTGATATTTTTCCCCATATCTGGTAAGATTATTACATGAGCCAGAAAAAGACCCCTGAAGAATTACGTATCCTTATGGAATTACGTAGATCTAATGCTGCCTCAGCTATCCCCAACAAAAAGAAATATGACAGAAAGAAATGTCAGTCGTACCTGCTACAATTAAAGAAAGAAAGCGAGTAACCCCCATGACCAAATTACTTAGATCAAAAGATCGCAAAGTCGCTAACCTAGTTACAACTAATGGAAAACAAGCAAGCATGGCTAATACTTTTGGCCTACCTGCAGGCAAGGCGTACTCATGCCCTGGCGCTACTAGTGTGTGCGAGAGTGTATGCTATGCAGGCAAACTAGAAAAGGTATTCCCTAGTGTAAAGAAAAACCTATTGCACAACTGGGCATTGCTCAAGGACGCAGACTTAGATACTATGCAAACCTTAATCTCAGAGATGATTGAAGAGTTTAAGACAGAATGCGTTAAGCGTAATGCACCTATGCTATTTCGTATCCACTGGGACGGCGATTTCTTTAATGATCAGTATACACAGGCATGGAAGAATGTCATCCTTAACAATACAGACATTCAATTCTGGGTATACACACGTGTTAATTCTGCCGCAGTAATGCTAAAGGATATTGCTAATCTATCTTTATACTATTCTACAGATAGTGAGAATAAGTCTATTGGCCTTACCCTGAAAAAAGATCATGGCGTACGTCTTGCTTACCTTGCTAAGAATTTTGCAATTGGTCAGGCAGACATGAAAGAGATGATTGGTCGCCCTGGTGCTAAGTGTCCAGAGAATCTCAAGGCTATTCCCCTTATCTCTCAAAAGGGCTCCGCTTGCGTATCCTGCTCATTGTGCGTATACTCTAAGAGCGACATAGTATTCTCTGCAACAAAAAAATAAAGGAGATAAATGGACATATATGTAGTCTTATCTTTCATAGGGCTATTATTGTTCCTCATGACAAAAAAATAATGTGACCTAAATCACAGTCCAAATAGTGAGATTTTTAGGAAATGGATTTGATATTTCTTAGATTTTTTGCTACACTTAATATAGTACCAACTACAAAGGAGAAACAAATGACGGTATCAACAGCAACATACAAGGTGGGCGACCTCTACACTTCACAGAAGTCAAAGGTAACAGGAACAATCTTGGAAATCTCACCAACCGCAAATGACACAGTTCGTGTTAAGTTAGATGTAAATGGCATGACACGCTGGACAACATGGAAGGCTAGTTCATAACTAGTTAGACAGTCATTCCTGAGCATGAATTAAAAAGGCTCAACTTAATGTCAGTCCCACCTACTATAATATAAATAACCCACCAAAGAAAAGAGAAAATAAAAATGGCAACAAGAAGCAAAGCAATCTCAGTAAAGATCGCAACACCAAAGGTAATCAAGGCACTAGAAGCATCACTTGCTAAACTAGAAGCAGACTACGCATCACAAGAAGCAAATGAAGCAAAGTATCAGAAGGCGTATGAGAAGTGGAAGAAAGACCTTATTGACTATGCAGTAGCAAATATCAAAAAGGCAGAAAACTTCCGTACTAACTATCGCTCATGGTCAAACAATCTCAACATTGATTTTGATTTAGCGGTATCAGAAAAGGATCTACCAAAAGAGCCTACTAAGGATTTTGAGACACTTCATCACAGTAACTATCGTGAGCAGAAGCAAGAGATGGAAAACGCAATTCGTATTCTCAAGATGACAGATGAGGAAGTAGTTTCCGCATCAACTTATCAAGCGGTTGCTCGTTATCTCTAACTAACTTAGGGGGCAGTTAAAGTCCTGAACCCTAACGACCTGAGTAAGTCGCAAAACTGCTCCCCGCAAGGGTCTTTGACAAATGTCAGTGGCCAGTAGTATACTTAAACTAACCAACAAACAGAAAGAGGCCCCCATGGACCAGACAGTAACAGTAGTAAATGCAACAGAAGACTTTCTTCGTGATTCCCTAGCAAAAGCAACTCTTCGTGTTGCACAACTAGAGGAGCAGATTCAGAAAGTAACTCAGCGATCATATGTTGATTCTGCTAACAAAAACCATATGATTGACGCAATGAAAGAATGGACCCTTAGCGAATTAGAAAACCTTTCGCTTGCACAAGAACATGCAGAAGCAATTGCAGAAATTATGGGATTTGAACTAACAACAGAATTTGAGGTTGAAGTTACAGTTACATATGCAATTACAGTTAATGCAGTCAATGAAGAAGAAGCGCAGAACTTAATTCATGATATTGATTTTGATTCAGTATCAGAGCCCCAAGGCGTAACTTATTTGTCATCCAGTGTTGACAGAATAGATATTTAGTAGGGGGCTACTAATAGATCTAAGCATATCTATAAACTGCTTATTCAGCTCCCGCAAAATTTGGGGCTCGGGCCCCATGTGACCAATATCACACGTGTCTTTACGAGACATTAAAAAAATGTCCGATTTGCCCCATATTTAACTAGCCTGCCTTGCATTTGTCAGTCTATCCTGATATACTTAAATCTCAACAACAACAAGGAGAAAAACTCATGGCACATGACCTAGAAATACAAAACGGAAAAACATCTTTTGCTTCTTTCCGTGAACCTGCATGGCATGGATTGGGTACCGTCTTCACTGAGGAAAAGACCACACTAGAAATGTTAGATCTTGCTAACCTTTCTAACTGGAACGTTCGTCTTGAAGATCTACCAACCCCTGCACACTTAACAAGCGACAAGGAATACCAATATGTCGTACGCACCAACCCCACTGATAGCGCCCAGACTGATATTCTTGGTGTCGTTGGTGAACGCTATCACGTATTGCAGAATGAGGACCTATTCTCATTTGGTGATAACATCCTAGACGGCGGTGGCCGTTGGGAGACTGCTGGCTCAATCAAGGGTGGACGTGTTGTCTTTGGTGCCCTTGCACTAGAGCGTGAAACAATCCTAGACCCTAGTGGCGTTGCAGATAAGGTGAAGACCTATTTGCTCATCAACACATCACATGACGGCTCAATCGCAATTCAAGCAAGCATAACACCAGTTCGTGTTGTGTGCGCTAACACTCTCAATCTTGCACTTAACACCACACGCAAGAAGAATGGTGTCAAGCAATCATTCAAGATTCGTCACACTCAGACTGCCAATGGTAAGGTGCAAATTGCACGTGAGACTCTTGGCATGGCTAATAAGTACATGGACGAATTTGATCTCATGGCTAAGGCTATGATTGAGAAGGAAGTCAGTGCTAAGACTTTCTACGATATCATTCTTGCTGCATATCCTAAGCCAGAAAAAGATGCTAAGGGTGCCGTAAAGAAGTGGGAGAATAAAGTTGATATCATCAACGATATTTACACTGGCGAATTTAATGGCATGATTGCTGGTAATGCATGGGGTGCATTTAATGCACTTACTGAGCGCCTTGATTGGTACCGCACATCTCGCGGTGGTAACAATGAAAGCATGCTTGCAAGCGCAAGCGGATTTGACCCTGCAATCAACGCAGAGAAAAATCGTTTGCTAAAGGTTGTACAAAATACCTTGCAACTAGTATAATAAAATAATCCTGAGCATGATATAAAACTGCTCGCAAGATCTCTTAGCTCAATTGGTTAGAGCGCTACCCTGTCACGGTAGAGGTTGCGAGTTCAAGTCTCGTAGGGATCGCAAGCGTAAATGGGGCCCCGAGGCAAAATGGTACAAAACGGACATTTAAGAAGCTAAGATAAATACTCACGGATTTTTTTATTACGAAGGGCTTGCTTTTTCCCCAGTTTTCCTGTAGAATAAATACATGAACACTACACATAAACCATACACAATACACGAACTCGTAGAAGAAATCTATGAGGACAACTTCTCGCACTTTGATTTCATGGAAAACATGAATGGTGGGGATTGCGATTGTAATCTTCATATGACTATGAATACTATCTTAAAGTATTGGGGAGAGTAATGCTAGGCTATACTAAAGAAGATTTAGATCAGATGACTAATGCTATTCAGTCTGCTATAACTACCGTGAATTCTGACGATGACCCTTGGCTACATTCAAGACTGTATATGGCAAGCGAATTCTTACAAGGCCTATGGGCAGAAGGGTATTTTGACTAATGTGGACTAAACATGAGTATCTTTGTACTAATTGTGATACCCTTTTTGAAATCACAACCAGCAATGACCTGGTGATTCAACCCAACTGTATCTGTGATCAGCCTCACATTATTAGGATAAACAGATATGATGTGACGCAACTCACAGAAGATCACCTTGACTCTATTGGCAAAGTTCACTACAATTAATATATGGACCTAAACACATTACGAGAGTACATAAAAATTCACATAATCTCATTGGAGCAAGACTTGGAATCAAACCCTGAATCTATACACGTAGTAGACCTCAATGGACAAATTGTGGCCTGTGAACATATACTAGGAGTAATCAATGAATAATCTATCACTATCCCCTCGTCTACAAAAACTAGTAGACATGGGGGAATCAGGCACTGACATCCTACATGGGGAACTAAAAAACCTTATGTATGAAGCAGAAAAGAATATGCTTGCTGCTCAGAACAATGAACCTTTGGCTGAGGATGAGTATGATGAGTCAGATGAGTATCATCATGGATACCTTGACGCTTTGGCAACGGTATACCAACTAACTTACGAACTGGCATTTGCAATCTCAGATCGTGCTAAGTTGACAAACCAATAGCATTCCTGTAAAATTAATATAAACCACTACTAGAAAGAAAACATCATGCCAAACTGGGTATATAACGGACTAACTGTAGAAGGCTCTGAGTCATCTGTCCTTAAGTTAAAAGAGCAGGTAGGTAAGCCTATCTCTGTGCCAGTCGTTGACTGGAAGACTAATGAACTAAAGATAGAGACCAACGATAGCCCTATCTTCTCATACTGGAACATCATAGCCCCTACTGACCTAGATGCCTATCCTAAACAAACTGATCATTCATTAGATAAGCCATATGAGGGTGATGACTGGTATTCTTGGAATAATCGTAACTGGGGAGTTAAATGGGATGCAAGCAATCCTTACATTGGTGGAGAGCAAGTCAATGGTGAGAACTATGTTATTCAGTATAACTTTGAATCCCCTTGGGGAATTCCAGATGAGGCTCTAATTAATCTATCATCTCAGTACCCTGATTTACTATTTACTTTAGAGTATGAGGAAGAGACTGGCTGGGGTGGAGAGCATGAGTACCTTAGAGGTGAGCAACTTGAAGGTATGAGTTATAACTGGAAGTGCCCAGAGTGCGACTACCTCCATGCAGGCGATCCTGATGACTTATACATAGAGAAGCACGAAGAGTTGGTCTGCCCTACATGTCAGTGGCCTGTGCTAGAATTGATGAAAACACCAAAGGAAGAGGTAAAATGAAAACGGCAGATAGAGATAAACTACACAAATGTCTAGAGATCTTACACACTACAGAACTAGGCCTACCCATGGTATGGCTATGGACATGGAGTGCCATTGTAGATATACTAGATGACAAGACATATCATGCACAGGTCAACCTTGATACTGTATGGAATAAACTCTGTGAGGATGTAGCCGCAGGCAAAGGCTTCTCTCTAGAGTATGGGGCAGAGCAGCACTGGGATGATGTAACAGACTGGATGCACGAGAACGAATTCATTATAGAGCCAGACCAAGAAGAAGAGGAGCAAGACTAATGGGAGCACGTATTAATTATATATTCAAAGATGTAGAGGCTGCAGTAGGCGAGCCAACTTCCCATGTGGTTCTATATAGCCACTGGGGTGAGACAGAGTGGCAGCGGGACCTAGCACAGGCGCTGCTGCATGCTAAACCTAGGTGGAGTGACGCCAGTTACTTTACTCGTATGATTATCAGTTGGCTTATGCAAGACTCTGTATTCAGTGCGACAGGGTTTGGTATCTATGCTATTAATGATATTAACGAGGACCTAGGAGATACGACGGTAGTGATTGATATCTCTAAAGAAACTATCATTGATAACCAGGGAAATGTACTTGACTGGCAATTGTTTATTGAAGCCTACCTACCAGTTGCTTTGACTGAGCACGTAGGGGTATAAATACACCCTACACTAGAGGTGGCGCAATTTGTGGTGGGTTGCGCCCCTCTCCTCTTTTTGATATAATGTAGATAAGGAGAGCCATGAGAAAAAAACTAGTCACGAAGGAAGAAAAAGTAGCAATCCAATTATGCAATATCTTGGCAGACCTTCGCCTTGACCTTGACATGATTGGTACTTATCTAGTAAGACTATCACCTAATGTAATTTACAATCGCTTGATCATATTAACAGATTCAGCAGAGGCAGAAAAGGAAGGGCAACATCATGACTACAACTACAGAACTCGCTAGCAAATGTGATATCTTAAATGATATCTGGATCAACCATTCTGAGAATGAATGGTTTGAAGACTTCATTGAGATTAACGATTTGGGTTTGCCTATGGCATATTTTATTTGCAACGGTATAGTAGAGGCAACCCCTCTTGCAATAGAAATCATAGATGTAACATTCGCTGATCTATTAGAACTTTTAGAGATTGAGGATACTGGTTTCAAACTCTTGAGTGATATTGTAAAAAGCTGAGAAGTCAGCCCCTGCGGGGGCCCGACCACCCAAACCATTCTATCAAACCTTATTACGATATGTCCAAATTTTCCCCAGTTTTTGACATTAAGTGGGTTCTAAAAATTTTCCAGATTCATGGGCTTTTGTCAAACCTTATTTTCAGAAAAGACATTACGACAGCTCAAATATTTTCTCCTATTCAAACCTTATATTAATCTATGTTATAATCTTTACATGGGAAGAAACTATTTTTCAAAGCATGGTGGACCTTACTTCATCAATGATGGGTTCTCCAAGCATACAGAAGAATCTCTCAAACCAGATAAAGGTCTTTTCTATTTTATAGTATCATCTTTTGCTATTGCCTTAGCTGCTATAGGTAGTTTTCTTTACTTCATTTAATTCCCGCGTTATAACGTGTTAAATAATCCTGTCATACATTACGATCACGCCTTTGGCGTCCCCGCTTTTGGCGGGGGAGATAGACAAACCCCTATATAAAATAACCCCTATATAAAACATTACGATAACAAACCTTTTCTCCTGGTTTTTGATATATTATCAAACCTTTCTATTATATTATTGGACATTATGGACGATTTTGTCTAGTTTTTTTATAGGGTTTTTAAGCTATAAAGGTTTGACAAATTGAAGGTTTGGGGGTATAATCCAAGGCCAGAAGGTAAGGTTTGACAAAAGGAAAGGTTTGTGATAGGAGGTTTGAAGGTTTGGACATTACGACGCCATCTGTCTAAACGCTCAATCCTCCACTTCACTCCACTTTCCTCCACGAAAGATAAATCTAAAAAATATCAGTAAGATTTATTATCCTATCAAACACTATCAAACCACCCAATTCGGACATATATCTCCTATAATTCCAGGGTATATAAACCTCTGGCTATCTGGGCTTCTGAGCTATCTGACATATACTGTATACTGGCTATATGGACATGTTCTATTTCTCCCTTATCCCCTTTATTCTTATTACTTGTATTACCTTGTATATCTGGCATAGTTGACCATACTTTACTTCCCCCGAAATTTCTGCTATGCTTGATACATGGACAAACCTTTATCTAAATATATCTCTGAATGCTGTATTGACTGTGGCAAATTCATCAGAACAAATGACAAAACCAAGCTTATCCTATTCATGATGGATCATTATGGGGGAGATGGTATTAAGGTTTGTAGTAAGACTTGGTATGGTAAATTGATATATACCGTGCTAAATTGGAAGCATAGAAACTATTAAAAGGAGATATAATGAAAAGTTCAATTTGTGCCTATAAGCGTGGTGAGCGTTACTTTACCAGTTATCACTGGTGTAATGAATGCCCACCTTCAGATGAGTACCGTGCTCTTGAAAAACAACACAAACTTGCGTGGGCAAAAAGAAATGCAAAGAAAGATAATGTCAGAGCCTAATCTATTTGTGACATCTTTGCCTACTACTAGGAACATGCATAGGCAAGGTCACAAAGGTAAGCGCAAGATTATGAAGTCTAAACCTGTAATTAGAGTGGGTGGCCGTAAGGTTTCTGCTGCTCTTAAGAATAATACAAGATATGCATTTCCTATAGAAGTATCGCATATTGGGGATACTAACCAATAGTGCCCGTGTAGGGCAGGGGATGGTTTGTTACCTCTATTTTGCCGCCGAACTTTAAAAACTTGACAAATTTTTTGCCGAGTGGTATGATGGATATATGACCCACGTGTGCGACTATGAACTAGACCTTGATGGTCAAGTAACCTGTGCCGTATGTGGGGCTATGGATGATGATATGACAAACCCTAATGTGGTAGAATAGACTAATGATAACAATAATTGCAATTCTAATAACTTGGTATGCCACAAAGCTATATTACACAAGAAACCTTAAACTCTCAATCAATCCTTTAGATCCTGATATGGTGCAGGCTAAATGCCATCAGTGCGCTCAAATTATAGTAACCCATGTAGATAATATGAGATCACCGTTCTACTGTTTGCGTTGTGTGTAATGCCTATAGTATTATGTTTTGATTGTGGTTCACCCTTTGAGGCTTCTTACGATACCCCGAATATTACGAAGGCATGCCCTAAGTGCCAAGAAAAGATATGGGAAACTCAAAGCTCATTTGAGGAATAGCATGGAACTATCTACTTATTGGATATATGGAGTTTTATCTTTATTCAGTTTATTTATTCTTCAGTTTATATATTATATTATTAAGAATAAGTAGTTTTAAATACCCTCAGATTTTGAACTATTCCTAAATTCTGTAAACTCTTTAAAAATATCATCTGGTTGATTAATATTAAGATGACTGTAGTCTGATCTATCTTCTAATTTATAAAACCTTATAAATATCATTTTAACAAATTCCCTATCCTTAAAATCTTTATGAGCTCTCCAGTGTACTTCAGTATTACCATTAAATATAATTGCTGAATTATCTTTTAGTCGGTAGGTTTCAAAGTTAAGCCCTAGATCCCATGAGGTGTTGGAATCTAGCTGAAAATTAATAATAAGATCATTTGTATCTCCATCAAGATGTGGAGGAAGGTTTGGCTTGCCATACTTATTGCTGTATTCCACAACGACAGCATGGTCAATAGCAAGTTTTATATTTGTAATTCCAGAAATGATACTATATATCCTGTCTGTTATATCTTTTGTTAGGCTTCTAAGAATGTTTCCATATTGCAGTCTGCCAAGCTCTTTACAAATACCAGGGCCACGATCACCATTTTCATAAGCTGGAACTTTAATATCATTTATAACCTTATTTAAATGTTTAATCTGCTCAGGTGTAAACAAATTATCTATCAGATGTATATTCATTTGATTTAATTATATCATATGGGTCTATATTGACATACTAGTCAAAATAGGATATGCTTTAACTATGAAAGAATGTAGCCATAAATGGTATATGCGTGATCCAGGAATTCAGTGTGTTAAATGTTTTATAGTGTGGGATATTAGTATGGAAAAGGAGATTGAGGATTTATGAAAGATGCAATTATTATTCATTCCCCAGAGTATGCGAACTGGGTCTTTGACCCTAAGCATCCAACGCAGGGGCGTAGATTTATGCTGGGGCATGAGCAGGTAATCCTTAACGGAAAAGACCGCAACTTAAGCATTGAAGAGCTTCTTCCAGAGGTTCCACACAGTGATGACCTATTGATATGCCACGATCCAATTTATATCCACGATGTAACTGTAAAAGGTTTATCAAATGAATGGTATGGCCAACGCCATGATCTAGGAGACCTTGCAAAGTTATTTGTAGGTGGAACTCTTACTGCCCTTAATGCGCTACTTGAGGCAAAGACTAAGTTAGCCATTCACCTTCCAGGAGCTAAGCACCATGCCATGCGAGACCACTCAAGCGGTTTCTGCGTATTCGGTGATTTCGCTATCGCTGCTACTAAAGCAACACTGCTTGGTAAAAAAGTTGCAGTCTTTGATTGCGATGCCCATCATGGTGATGGCACTGAAGCGCTAACAAAATCTAATCCAAATATTTTGACATTTTCTGTACACCAATATGGAATCTTTCCAGGTACAGGATTGAACTCAGATTTAGATAAGAAAGCTTTTAACTTTCCTCTTGCCTCTGGAACTGATGATGAAGGATTAACTGATGCGGTTGAATCATTTCTTAATGTCTGCCTTGATTTTAAGCCAGACTTAATCTTTATTGCTTGCGGTGCTGATGCACTAGCAGATGACCCACTTTCTGGATTAAACTACACTGTGGGTGGTTATGAAATGGCTATGCGTAGTATCCGAATGGTTTACCCAGACACACCTATACTGTTTGGAGGCGCTGGAGGCTATCTGCCAGACGACCAGACTCCACACCTGTGGGGCAAAGCATCTCTGGCTTTAGTCAAACCAATGTGATATCATATAGATATGAAAGAATCTAAGTGCTTTTTTTGCGATAAGCCAGCTGCATATTTTGATGTTGTTCAGAAGGACTATGAATACATTGTTGCAGACGTATGCAATAAGCATTTAGTTATGGGATTATCTTCATAATTTCATAGCTTTGCTTTTTGCAGCAAGGTAAAGCTCTCTGTGTTTAGATAGATCAAGAGATTCAGTATGCTTTAATGTATCTTGATAAAGTATAGATTCTTTTGATGTTATAAGTTTAAAAGGATTTTGTGTTTCTTTATACCACTTTTCATATTCATCATAGTCGCTATTTGACCCTATTACATTACCCTCATATTTTTTACATATTGCCTCCAATATTTTTGGAGTATTTTCTCTTAGGTCTTCATATAAAAAAAACATATCTGCATTGCTTAGTATAAAATCATAGTGATTTATGTAATCATTTAATCTATGTTCAAATTGTGTATTTTTTTCCATGGTATTTATAGAAGCCAAACATTCTTCTGGGCTTCTAACAACTGTTATTACTGGGACTAAAATGTTTTTTTTATAATATTCTTTACCCACTCCTTGATCCATACCATGAAAAAAGTTTACCTTCAGGTCTGTATTAGTCATAATATTCCAATAAAGCCAGTGCCTGCCAGACCTAGGATAAGTTAACATTATTAAGTCTGGCATGTCGTGCTCTATAATAGGAATATATTTATTGTTTTCCATATATTTATTATACTCCATGCTGGCTTGACAATTACTCTAAATCATAATATACTATATAAATGATCTGTAAAACCTGCGGTATGGATAAAGAACATATTGACTATTGGGATACACATCAAACTATGAGTGATTATAAGGTGTGGTGTGCCAAAAGAACCTAGTATTATGAAAATGGATTGGAAATCATTAGGCTATGAGAGAGAGTATAAAGATGGAAAAGTCAGATGGGTACCTCAACAGCTCAAAAAAAATACAGAAGACTAAAATACTTCCACTTAGATGGATAGGAAATCTTTGTGAAAAACCTGCCACCTACCATTTAAACATGTCCCTACACTATATGGATCATGATGACTATGGTCTTGCTTGTAGGTACCACGCATACCTGTCAACACTATTGTATAAGCCTTATTATTGGTGGGGAACTTATTACGAATTAAAGATGGAGAAATAAAATGAGCATGGATGAAATGACAACAAGAGAAGAGATTGCAAGAGCTATAGAGGCTATCCCCGTTGAGCCTGGAGTAACTAATGCTTTAGGTATGCGTATCGCTGCTGCCAAAATTGCAAGGGGAGAAGATAATTATATGAGTAAATGGTTTGAGAGTCAGATTGACTTTGAATAACCATTACGATATACCAGATCCTTTCACGGTATTTGTAGCTAAAAAGTATGCGAACTTTAAAGGATCTATGTATGACTTCTTTACTGGTGAATGGTCTTATAGATGTGTTTGTGATGAGGTTCTTTCTGCCCCATCCCGCAAAATTATGGTAAAGGTTAGACTATATCACACAAGGAATGAGTGCTTAAATGGATACTGAACAACAGTTTGATAATGAGTTTAATGTTGATGCTAGAACAAAAGAAATCGTTGATAAGATTAAGTCTGATGTAAAGCTAAAGTATGGAAATAAAAAACGGCATAGACAATAATTTAATTAAATATAAACATCTTCAAGACATCTATTACAGAACCACTCTGCTTCACCCGCAGGCTTTCTGATTCCACCATAAATAATTTCACCATTGTTTATCTTATCAATTATATCTCCGTGCATATAGCCATAAACTATTGCCTTTAGGTCATGATCGCATTCGTTCATACACTAATGATACCATAATTGCAAAAATTCTTAGTTTCTGGTATGATAGATCTATGCAAACAAATGGGTGGACTAAAGATCTTGATGATGAACAAAAAGCATACGTAATGGACTTAATCATCACAACAGTAAAAGAGATTAGAGAGCAGATAGCCCTTGATATTGAAGCTACCGTTCCAGTGTGGCAGAGGCTAGGGTTTGTTAAGAGCCGTAGGACAAGAGCAGCCTTTAAAGTATGTGCTGCAATTGCAAGAGGACAAAACGAAAGGGTGCATAATGGCAATGAATAAGCGTAAGTATGTGTGTGAAGATAAAGAGTGTGGGACAATTATTACTATTCAAGCAAAAGGTGATTTGGCAGAATCAATTATTTGTCCATGCGAAAAAGTTATGCCAGCTTCTAAGTAAATGTGGTCATGGATTCTTGCAGCAATTGGCGTAACTGGGATATTCTTAGTAGGTCGTAAGACTATTTGGGGATGGCTAATTCTTTGTGTTAATGAATGTCTTTGGATTGCCTATGCTCTTGCTACAGATCAGTATGGGTTTATTGCAATGGCTATTGCATATGCCGCCATATATATAAAATCTTATATTCATTGGAGAAAAGATGAAAGGAAAGGAGTAACAAATGGTTGAGTTAATTCTTTTAACAATCGGTTCATTTTTTGCTGGGTATTTAGTTTCATATTTAGTAATGACCGTTGGAGTAAAGCAAGATAAGCAATAAGGGTACTAGCGACAGTAGCTTAGTTGGTTAAAGCCCCAAACTCATAATTTGGTAATCGTAGGTTCAAGTCCTACCTGTCGCACTCTGCACCAGTAGCCAAGTTGGTGAAGGCGTCAGTCTTATATACTGAAGATCGTAGGTTCAAGTCCTGCCTGGTGTACCAAGTCTCTGTAACTCAGCGGAAGAGTAGTACCCTTCTAAGGTAAAGGTCGTAGGTTCAAATCCTACCAGGGACGCAGAGAGATGCTATAATGTAATGAAAGTAAAAGGGGTGTTGCGTTGGCTAAAATTGTTTTTCTTGGAAACTTTGAAGTTTCATATAGCAGTGAGAATCATCACGCTAAAAGTTTAGAATCTCTTGGACATACCGTTGTAAAGTTGCAAGAAAAAAAGGCAAAGACCCATGTAATTCTTGATCAGGCACTTGACTCTGATCTATTTATTTGGGTTCATACTCATGGCTGGGAAACAGTTGGCAAGATCACAATGGACGATGTTCTGCTCAGACTAAAGAGTGCTGGAATACCAACAATGACATACCACCTTGACCTATGGTTTGGTCTTGAAAGACAAAAGGATCTTGAACAAGATAACTTTTATAAAACCATTGGTCACTTCTTTACAGTAGATAAGCTAATGGCTGATTGGTTTAATGAAAATACAGAGGTCAAAGGACATTTCGTTCCTGCAGGGGTATACGATAAGGAATGCTACATTCACCCAGATTATGACACACAAAACTTTAAGTATGATGTTATTTTTGTTGGCAGCAAAGGATATCATCATGAGCATAAGTATCGTCCAGAATTAATTGATTTCTTAAGAAAGACATACGGAAAAAGATTTCTACATGTTGGTGGAGATGGTGATACTGGAACTGTTCGTGGTGATGAATTAAATAAGATCTATGCACAAAGCAAAGTAGCTGTAGGAGATAGCCTTAACATTAACTTTAACTATCCTTACTATACTAGTGATAGGTTGTTTGAAAGTACTGGTCGTGGTGGTTTTACCATATACCCAGAAATTAAAGGACTAGATGAATACTTTATGCCTGATGAAGTAGTATTTTACAATCATGGAAATTTAGATGACCTAAAAAACAAAATAGATCATTACCTTGAGAATTCTTTAGTAAGAGAAAGAATTAGATTAAATGGACACAATCGCACAAAGAAAGAGCACACCTATGTGCATCGTTGGGAAACTATTATGAATGAGTTAGGAATAAAATGAAAAGTATAGCAATAACAGGTGCAACTGGACTATTAGGTTCACACTTATCAAACCACTACCTATCACTAGGCTATAATGTTTTTGTTCTATTAAAAGACGAGCATAGTCGCACAGAACTTTCTCCAAATGTAAACAAGGTTTATGGAAGTATTAATAATAAAACAGACATTGATTTTTTTATAGAAAAGTCAAGACCAGATTACTTTATCCATCTTGCAGCACAGACTCAGGCATATGACTCAATCAAGTATCCATACAATACTTTTTATACCAATCTTGTTGGTACATTGAATGTACTTGAATCATTAAGAGAATACAAAAATTGCAAGTCAATCATTGTTGCTTCTAGCGATAAAGCCTACGGGGAGTTAGTAAATGATGAATACTTTGAAGATCATATTCTTAATGGCATATATCCATATGATGCATCCAAAACTATTACAGACATAATGTGTAATTCATATAGGAATACATATGATATGCCTGTTGTAACTACCCGTGCCTGCAACATTTATGGAACTGGTGACAATAATATTCAAAGATTGGTGCCTGGAGTTGTGAAGGCTTATAAGGATGGCGCATTGTTTACTATCAGAAATGGTGGTAGAGATATTAGAGAATACATTAATGTTAAGGATGTTGTTTCAGCATACGCTAACATACTTACATATGCAGAAACAGTTAATAATATTCCATCCTTTAACATATCCTCTGGTGAAAGATATTCTACACTTGAAGTATTTAACCTTATCCAAGACTCAATTGGTAAAGAAGTTAAGCATGAGATCATTGAGAGTGATGGATTTGAAATTAAAAAACAGTTTATGAACTCATCTTTGCTACAAGAAAAAACTGGATGGAAGTCGGAGCATACTATGAAAGACAGTATGAAAGAAATAGTTGATTTTTATATGGAGTCTAAATGAATATAAATTTTGGTTGCGGTAGCATTCAGCCTTCTGACTGGACTAATATAGATCTTGATCCAGAGTTTAATACCGAGCATAGAGACTTAGAACTGATACCCGATAGCTCTTGTGACATTCTTGTTTGTCATGCAATAGTTTGCTGTGTTAAATATCACGACATTGAAAAGGTATTGTTAGAATTTTATAGAGTACTAAAACCAGGAGGAGTTGTAAGGATTAGCCTTCCAGATATTGTTTCTGGGTTTGATGCATATAAAAATAATAATATTAATTTCTTTCCTAATTCTGAAGATGATTTGGATAAGCGTTTCTCTGCATGGCTAACTTGGTATTCACAATCAGCATCTCTGCTAACAGATAAAGCGCTACAATATAAACTACAGGATTGTGGGTTTAACTTTGTATCAAAAACAGAGTTTAAACAAACAGTATATTCAAATGAAAAAATTTATGAACTTGATACAAGGGAACATGAATTCTATTTTGTGGAGGCAAAAAAATGACAGAGATGGTTAAGACAATACTAAATGGAGAATTTGAAATAATTCTTCCAAAGCATCGTGCAGAGAGACCAGAGTGGCACACAGAAGCAGGTTGGGAAAAGTTAAGGCTTAAATCAATGCACAATAACATTGGTAAGGGCGATGTTGTTTATTATGTTGGTGCAGAAGAAGGTGAGTTTCCAGCGCTTTGTCAAATGTGGGGAGCAGAAGTTGTATTGTTTGAACCTAATCCTAAAGTATGGTCACACCTTCCACAAACTTGGAAATCAAATAACTTAGAACTTCCAATGGCATGCATTCCTGGATTTGCTTCTGATAAAGTAAATGAGCTTGCAAGAATTTATTATAATGAATGGCCTCCAGAGGCTGATGACGTTATTGAAGCAGCACATGGATTTAAAGAATTATACCTTGAAGGTGATTCATATGGTCAAATTACTATAGATTCTTGTGTATATGATCACGGTATTAAGCCACCTACCGCCATTTCATTAGACGTAGAGGGTAGCGAATGGAGGGTCCTAGGAGGGGCTGAGAGTGTCCTTAAACAGTATAAGCCTAAGATTTGGCTATCTGGACACCCTGAATTTATGTTACAGCAATGGGATGAATCCTTATATAATCTTAGACAATGGATAAAAAATTTAGGATATAAAGAAAAATTGCTTGATTACCAACACGAAGTTCATTTGTTCTATGAGTAGTCTTATATTTTGTTCACATACAGATGATGGAATTTTTTCTTTAGGAGATTACATCCTTGATAGTAGTGATGATTTTACAATTGCATCTGCATTTGCTGGCATACCAACAGATGATGCTGGATATAAAAAACACACTACATTAAGAAAAGAACATGACGAAGCCTGTTCTATGGTAAATGCTAAAGTTATTAATGGAGATCTATTAGATGATGTTTATGGAAAACAAAATGAAGATGATTTAATAAATTGGATAAAAAGTATAATTGTAGATTTTGATAATATATATATTCCACTAGGAATTCATCATCCAGACCACGTATTTTTATCAGATACTTTATTTAATTTAATGAAGCATTTTGATAAAAAATATTTTGTATATGCTGAGTTGCCATATAAATTGTCATATCAGGATTTATATGAAACAAGATTAAAAATTTTTACATCACTTTGTGGTTTAAAAAAAACTAACACCAATTTTACAAAAAACAAAATTGATGCAATAAAAAAATATGATTCACAAATAAAATACGCAAGCGATCCATCTTGCATAGATGAAGAATTATTTGCACAACTTATTGTAGAAGAAGAAGTATGGGAAGTTTCAATATTAGATCATGCTAAGGTTTTTTGGGACAATGCTGCAAAAGATGTAGATGTAAAGTATAAATATATTGCAGATGAATGGGCACCTAGTGAAAAATTTTTAACTCTTATAGAGGACAGCAATAGTAATTGGAATAATGTTTTAGAAATTGGATGTGGATTAGGAAGGCTGCTCGTTCCTCTTGCAGAGAAATATAATGAATGCAACTTTTACGGAATAGACATATCTGATGAAATGATTAAGCTTGCACCTAAGAAAGATAATATAAAGTATCAAGAACTTGCAGACAATCTTGATCTTGTGTACTCAATTCTAGTCTTTCAGCATATTGACCACCAAGAAAAAATTAAATATATAAAACTTGCTTATGAAAAATTAAAAGTTGGTGGTATTTTATTCTTTCAGTTTGTTGTTGGAGAAGAGAATTCTGCATACTCTTATCAAACATCAAGGTTTGAAATTAACAGAATATTAAGTGATGTAGGATTTAAAAACTTAATCTTTACAGATCATATGCATCCTAAATGGATGTTTGTTAGGGCTACAAAATGATAAAAGCATATCTTCTTTCTTTTAATAAAAATGATTGTGCTGCCGATAAGTGGGACTATGGCCTATTAAAAGAAATTTTTACTAAGTATGATATAGAAGAAATTAAAGTTACATCTTTGCCAAAAGAAGAACGTGCTTTTGTTATTGTTCCTGGACCACAAAATCTTGGACATGAAAAATATATTAATAAAGAAATACAAAATATATCAAGGCTTGTTTTATTTATTAATGGAGATGAGCAAGGTAGTTTTGATATAACAAAGATTAATCATCCTAATGCTGAGATATGGGTTCAATACCCCTATGAACAACACAAACATTTAAATAAACTACCAATAGGTGTTCCACAACATCTAAAGAAGTTGGTACCAGATTATCCGTCAAAAGACTATGAAGTATATTTTAGTGGTCAAATAACACATCCAAGAAGACAACAGATAGCAAAGGTTATGCCAGACATGCCAAATGCCCTTTTTACCCTTACAGCAGGCTTTGCACAGGGCGGAGAACCTAAAGACTACTATAAGTCCTTGTCCAGTGCTAAGATCGCTCCTGCGCCTGCTGGGGCCGCAACGATTGACACCTTTAGATTCTTTGAGGCTATAGAGATGCTATGCCTGCCAATTTCAGATAGTGTAGACTCTAAGGGAAATAGTAGAAATTTCTATCAAGATGTATTTGGCTATGATATACCTGTTAGAAGTGTTACTGATTGGTCTGAGCTACATGAGCTAGTTCCAGAGTTGTTAAATAATTACCCTGAAAATATGCATACTGTAGTATCCTGGTGGATTAAATATAAGAGAGACTTAGGCATTAAGATTATGAGGCAAGTGAATGAATAAAAAAGATATAACAATTATACTTGCAACATCTATAATACCAGCCCATCCAAATACTGAAATGATAGATGAAACCATTAAGTCTATTAGGGTACACTTTCCAGAAAATGAAATCATTATGCAAATTGATGGTTTAAGAAAAGAACAAACACACAGGAAACCAGATTATGATGAGTACAAGAATAGAATTCTTTGGAAATGTTTACATGAGTATAAAAATGTATTGCCAATAATCTTTGACAAACATAGTCATCAAACCACAATGATGCGTAATACTATTGATGAAATCCAAACACCACTTATGATTTATGTTGAGGGTGATGCTCCATTAACACCAGATGTGCCGATTGATTGGGAAAGGTGTATTGATCTTATTGAACAAAAACGGGCTAACACAATTCGTTTTCATCATGAAGCAACAATACCAGAACCACATAATCATTTAATGCTTGGACTTGAAGATGGCTTCATGAAAACATCTCAATGGAGTCAAAGACCTCACTTAAGTACTGTAAAATATTATAAAGATGTTGTCTTACCTTTCTGTAAACCAATAAGTTTTATTGAAGATAGATTTCACGGTAAGGTTCAAGATGATATTTTTCCTTACGATAGTTTTAGTCAGGAAGGTTGGGACACACATAAACTTTGGATCTATCATCCTGAAGGAAATATAAAACGATCTTATCATTTAGATGGTCGTGATGGTACAAGAAAGTTTACACAGGATGATGATACTTGGGGATATACAGAGTGACATTTGGAATAATTGCAAGATGTGATAATAGTGGATTGGGCAATCAGACAAGAGATCTGGTTAAAATGCTAAATCCAGATAAGATTCTTTTAATTAATTCCTCAAGCTTCAACAATAATAAACAATATCCTGAGTGGTATGATGGCTATAACGTAATAATGACAGATGGTTTTCCAACTAAACAAGAGGTTTCTAGATTTATGGATGGACTAAATTCTGTACTTACATGCGAAACCTTTTACCATCCACATTTTATTCACCTTTCACAGAGACGTAACGTTAAAACGTTGATGCAGTATAACTATGAGTTTCTTGATCATTTAAATAGACCAGATATGCCTTTGCCAACCTATATGATTGCCCCTAGTTATTGGAAGATAGATGAGGTTATTAGTAAGTTTAGTAATGATACCAATGTTATTCATTTACCGCCGCCGATTGACTCATCTGAGTTTGCTTCTGTAAGAGATAATAATCTTGGAAAAGATCATAAAAGAATTCTTCATATTGGTGGCAAGGCAGCTTCTCAGGATAGGAATGGCACTCAAACTGTTATTGATATGCTTGAGCATTCAACAGCTGACTATGAGTTAGTTGTTAGAAGTCAAACGGAACTTAAAGTTAATTGCAAAGATCCCAGACTTACTATTGACATAAGCGATAATGATAGCAGGTCTTCAATGTATGAGGGCTTTGACGCTATGGTTCTTCCAAGAAGATATGCTGGCTTATGCTTGCCAATGAATGAGGCGCTTATGAGTGGTCTACCAGTCTTTATGACTGACATATCACCAAATAATGAAATTCTTCCAAACGATTGGCTAATTCCTTCAAGAAAAATAAACACACTTATGACAAGAGTTAAATTAGATGTATATGAGGCTGATCCCAAACAGCTTGCTAAAAGAATTGATAACTATGTTAACAGTGATAAAAAAGCAGAAAAAGAAAAAGCTGCAACTATTGGGTTTGAAAACTTTGATCCATCTATTCTAAAGAATCAATACCTTCGGATTCTGGAAGGATAAACTCTTCTGAGAATTTTTGTTTTAAATTTCCAAGAGTCATGAAGGTTGCTTTTTGATCATTTCTAAATTTAATGTATGTTCTAAGCTCTTTAATTTTATAGTCTGTAAACTTTAATATATAATAAGATAACCAGAGATCGTCAATAATCCAGTACTCTTCAGGGCAATCAAAGAAGTCCTCATTTAAAAACAGCTTAGACTCACAAATAAGTCCACCAGTTCCAGCATAGTTGCCTAGTTCATCGCCGACAATCTTAATCTTTCTTTTATATCTTGCATTAATTCGGTGTGCCCAAAAAGATTTTACTACATTAGGCTCATATTGTTTATGACATTCTTCTATAAAAGTGTTTGGAATAATTTCATCATCATCAATAAATATTATTTTTTCATACCCTTGTTCAGCAAGATCTCTTGCTAACAAAAATCTAGCAAACTGTTTAAAATCATTTTTGTATTCATTAATTGATATATTTAAACCACCACCATACTTATCTAAATAGCGCAAAAGTCTTTCATTTTGATTTGAATTATCAACAATATAAAAATCAAAGTCTTTATCTGTTTGATTGTTTATGCAGCCCAAAGTAAGCTTAAGGTTTTCCAACCTTATATAGGTACACATTATTAAAGCTGTATTTGACATATTAATCTATAATAGCATAAAAAGAAGACCAGCCTATTGCTAGGCTGGCCCTCCATAATATAACTACTTTACAGCAGTCTTCTTTGCAGCAGCCTTCTTAGCAGCCTTCTTAGCAGGTGCCTTAGCAGCCTTCAGAGCCTGATCTACGGCCTTAGCATCTGGCAATACACCAAACGCCTTGTCGTTAGGATTGATTGCTCTAATAGCCACTGGAGCGATTGCAGCAACTAGTGCTGTCCATAGATCCTTTGGATCTGTAACTCCTGCCATGTATAGGGCAAGTCCTGATGCAAGCACTGATCTTCCGTATGATGCTAGTAGTGCCTTTAGTTGTTCTGTATTCATTTTATTCCTCCTAGGATATAACTCGTGTTAGTATTGTGAAACCAATCCATAGACCAATAATTCCTGCGACTCCCGCAAAAACTGGTGGTGCTGGTACTGGCAATTTGAATGCTGCGAACACGACACCGCATCCAAAACCTGTTAGTGTTGATAGAATAATATCTTTCATTGTTTCTCCTCAATAGATAATAGTTGTTTTAATTTTTTTTGTTTTGTATATTCTTTTATAGCTTCTATAACCACATCTCTTTCTTCAGGTGGCCAAGCATTCATTAGTATTTGTTTTATTCCATCTTTTTCAAGCTTATCTACAAAATTATCAAATTGCTCATAGGTAAAATATTCAACATCAGTTACTGAATGCTCTAACTCTCCTTTACGCCATGCTGGTTTTATAACATATCCATCTAAAAGGCTTAGCTCTGCTTCTGTTTTTCTAAATACTGGGGTCATTGCTATCATAGCATCTGTATCTTTTAGATTTATTTTATTTGATAATAATTGATCAGGGTTATTATTGTCTACAGACCAGTGTTGATTTATATAGGATCTGTAAGGTAAAATTATTTTATTTTTATATATCTGTGCTGCTTCTAATACATACTGATTTGTTGTTGATACATAAAAATCTAATTTATTAATGTAATCCTGATTTCCTGGCATTGTATTTAAGGTGTTTACATAATCAACAAGATATTTTGATCTATCAACCTTGCTTGATAAGTCATTAACATTTCCTAATATTCCACCAAAATCTATTTCATTTTCTTTTGGATATCCAGAAATTAAATTTATTTGTAGTCTTTGTTTCATTATTGAGTTAATAGATTTGTTAATTATACAAAGGTATTGTGGTGAAATTGTGTATGGCCTTATTGCAACCAAGTATTTAATTTTTTCTGTAGATTTTATATCCCTTGCAACTTTTGCAAACATATCACCCTGTGATAAATCATGTGTAAACATTACACCACTAAATCCACTATCTTCTAGTCTAGATATAAATCCTTCTTCAAAGTAACCACCAAAATAATAAAATTCCATATTAAATTATCTCACACTTTCATTCAGATTCTTCTGGTAATAGTTTTTTTAGTTTCTTAAATTCAACAGACATTTTTTTCATTCCATCATAATTGGGGATCATGCCCATTATGTCACCGTACTCATCAAAATAGTTAATGAGTGGATCAACTTCTGATACAAAATCACCTATGCCAGACTGAACTTCTTGAATATAGTCAAACGCTGAGTCACGAGAATCAGATAGAAACTTAATAAAGCTTTCTTGATGAGCATCATTATCTAACTTAGTCTTAGATGACATTAAAATTTCAATTTTTGAATATGCTGCAGCAAGTTTTTTAATATGATTTTTTAATGCTTTAAGCTTGGCATTTAGTATTAACAGGGCAAACAATGAAATAAAAAGCAAAGATCCAAGAATTATAATAGTTTCCATAATATATTTTATACCAATGCCTCTCTTGTTACTAGCACAATTGCGCCTTCCATTTCTAATGCATTCTTTAGTTGAACAACATATTGTAGTGCTGCTATTTTTTCATCATGCGTTAAACGAATAAATTGTTTTTCATCTAATTTTACAGTAAGAAAGTGTTCATTGTCAATAAGCTGTACAGAAAAACCTTTAGGTGCTTGTACAGCATGAAAAGCTCTACGCATTGAGTCTGTATACATTATTAATTATCTTTCTTATCTACATAATGAAATAAAGCTTCTAATGATTCCCAGCCAATATCTTCTTTTACTTCTAAGGCTGCAAGAAAAATGTCCCATGTTTCATAAACATATTGTTTTGCTAAGACTGTTGGCTCAACTAATTCATTGTCAACTAAAAATGCAATTGGCAACCCAATGTCATTGTACTCAATAAAATCTTTAAAATATTTATCAAGCTTATAGTCCATCCATAGTTCCCCAAGGATGGCACACATTGATTCAAAGCTAGTTACGTCTTCTCCGTTGTTAGAGATTTCCACATCTCACCCCATTTTTCTTTTGTCCTGTGCTTACCAAACTCCCGTGATATTTCACCATTCTCTAAGTATATACCACCCCAGACACCCCACTCTTTGCTAGATACACCGTTAGCAAAACATATTTTTTGAACTGGACATGATTGGCATAGGCTGTCTATCATTGGTCTAATAAGCTCATCGTCCTCATACCTGTCAAAAAATAAGTTTGTATCTGAGCCAAAACAAGCACTTTTATCTTTCCATAAGTGTTGCTCCATATTTATTCCTTATATCTATTTGGAATATCCCAGCCATTACGATCAGGTACAAATGTTTTTGCCAAAAACCATTTACCATTACGACGAATTCCATTAACAGCAGTCTTGGCAACATCAGACTGCTTGGTTTCTACAACTGTCCAACCATCCCAATGTAAGTTATAGTTCTTGGCTACAATCTTTTCCATTGTTTTTAAATCTTTTACAATCATTTTTTACCCCTTAGTATCTAAAAATTCCGACTTCAACATTATTTTTTTCTGCAGTTGTAACAAGTCTTGATATAGCCTGCTTTGGCTTACCCAAAAATGCAAGGTAGTTTACACTAGATATGTTTTCTTCAACCCAGGAAGCAGGTACCTTATAGAACCTGATCTTTCTTCCACGAGACTTCATGCCTCTTTCTGATAGATTGCAAAACTCAGAAACAAAAGAATTTACTGAAGCTGGACCAGCAGAATAAACGGTAAATTCTTTATCTCCATCCTGCATTCCAGAAAGAGCGACGCTCATAGCACGAAGAAAGACTTGATAACTATTAAAGTCAGCCGTTCCATGTACTGCTACTATCATCAGAATTTCCATTCTTTAAGCTATCCAGTATGAATAGCATCTTATCAATATCCCGCTTTGACATATTGTTTGTGTCAACTGGCCTAACAGTGTCTGAGTCTACTTCCCCATCTACTGCGTCTGCTACATAAAACATATTTTTATGTACCCAGTATGCGCTATCTTCTATTATCAGTACCTTAACACTATTGTCACGAACATGTTTTCTTGATTGAGAAAGCATTTTAGGTACTTCAAAAAGATCTTTTGGCAAAAAGTTTTTTACTATTTGATGAATACTACTTTGAGTATAAACAAGTTTAGAAAAATACTTTTTACGCTTTTTTACTACTATTATAAGTATAGACGATACGGCTATGAATGTCAAGCCAATAGTTAAGGCTAGTATCATCTTTTACCCTTTAAAATTAAATGGGCTGCTTTGCCAAAACTTCTTTTCTCTTTCAACAATGGCACGGCTCCATGAAAATCCTGCATCTCCACCCCAGGCATCCCACATTATTCTTCCGTTAGAAGGAAATTCTGGACCATCGTAAAAGCCTTTTCCTTTTTTATCAACTTCATGACGAGAGAAAAATGAATACATTCTCTTAACAGTATCAAGAGACATTGAAGATCCATTAACTATGTCTGTTGCACGACCCCAACCTACAGGTGTTCCAGCTCCAGTAGCCTTTCCATCTTCTTTCCACTTCAAAGCACGACGTGCTGCAGATTTCATGCCATCATTTGGTTTGTATGTATCAGCCATTATTTATTAAACTTTCTTGGATCAAACTTCCCACTCCAAAGATCTAAACTAATTGATTTTTCAGAACTATAGGTTCCACCACGACGCTTGTATTCTTGCACAACCCAAGCATTTGCAACGGCAGAAGGATAAACATCAAACTTATCTTTTGCTGCTTGAACTACTGCTGCATACAACTTTGGATTTGAAGGTTTTGATCCACCAGATCTTGGTTTAATTATTTCTGCATAGTTTGGTTTTTCTGCTTTACCAACTGCATTATCGTATGCATCCATAGATGGCACTGTATCTGGTTCTGCAACTAGTTGTCCATCAACAATCATTGCTTCTGCATCTAATGGCAATGGTGCAATTTTTGTTGCTTCTTCTGCAGCAACTGAAACCAAATACATTGTTTCTTCCCAGTACTGTCCGTCTGACTCAAATTCTAAAGTTCTTACAACCAGTGCTGGCTTATCTGGTGATGTTTCAAGATAATATTCAGATCCAGGAATTCCTGAAGCGCCAGTAGTCATTACATATTCAACACGACCAACATGTATTTCATCTTCACAAGAAACAATAACGAAATCGCCCTCTTTAAAAGAAGTCATAGCTTTACCTATATTTCCTTCAGAACGGTTAATAGCATAAATCTGTCCTGCAGCTTCTTTTGCTGTCTTATGGCATCCCATTACTTCTCCACCCTCTTTTACAGCAGGGTATCCTGAACATCCATAAGAGCCTTTGGCTCCAACCTTATATGGCATAATTAACCTCCCAGTTATACTCTGATTATATCAGAGTTCTTGTGAATCTATAACCCTCTTAAGCTCCCTCAAAGACCATATTTCTTCTTTGGACAGCTTTACTACCTCATCTTCATCGTAATATTTATCATTTATATTTATTAGTGGGTCGTCACTGAAGAAGTCTATATCTACAAAACCCTTTTGCCAAAGAGACATTAGCTCATCATTAACAAAGCTAAGGTGTTCATCATATAGGTCTGGCATAAGGTCTTTAATCTTTGATGTAATAGAATATAGCATTTCTCCAGTTTCTGGATCAATACCAGCAAATTCTATACCGCCCTCAAGTATAAGATTATCTACTACCTTGCTTATCTCTTCATCGTCAAACATTTACAAAGTCCAAGAAATCTTCACGATTTTTTGCACCATTCATTCTTTTAACTTCTATTCCATCTTCAATTAAAATATATGTAGGTACAGACTTAATTCCAAACTGTTCTAGAAGCTCTAACTCCGTGTCTGCATCAATATATATAAAATCAATTAATCCATCACGCTTTAATTCGTCCGCTACGGGCCTTGTTCTTTCACAAGATTGGCACCAGTCAGCAGTAAAATACAAGACATGTCTCACTTGCCAGACTTCTTTCTAGCCTTTGCAAGCACTCCAAAGTCTTTAACCTTAGTATCTCCAAGGTATCCCCATGCATAACCATCGTTGATCATCATGTCATTAAGGGACACTGTGTCTCCATTTATATATACCCAGCCCAGAATGCGACCATACTTTTCAGATGAATCCATCTTCTCAGTCTTAATTACAACAGACTTAGCATCCTTCAGAGACTTCTTTAGGTACTCCTTGGCTTCAAGACCAAGAGCTTTCTCAGCAAGATCTTTTGTGCGAGATTCTGGGGTATCAATACCAGCCAGTCTTACACGGGATGCAAATAGAATGTCAAACCCTAAATCAATAAGAACATCAATGGTATCTCCATCTACAACATTCTCTACTTTTCTAACGTAATATTCATACATTTACTTTGATCCCTTTGCTCTTTGTCCTCTATAGCCAGTCTTCTTAATATTCATTGATCCAGGCTTCTTCTGACCATTGGCATATGTTCCTGCTTGTCTTTGAGCTAATGCTCTTTGCATTTTGTCTAGATGTTTTCCCATTAGTAATCTTTCCCCTTTGCTTTATTTTCAATTAACTTATCACGTTCATCAACTATGCTAATCATAAAAGACATCATTTTCTTGTATCCTTCTGGGTTATCCATAATCTTATTGTAATGGTGCCCACAGAAGAGTAGGTCTCCATTTATCCCAGAAACCTTGACTAGAGCTTCTGCTGCACATGAGTCACATCTATCTGTTGCTTTAAGAACCCACTCTTTAGTTTCTACAGGGGTATCAATCATAGTACTCATATTATACCTACTTCTTTCTATTATCTGTGGAATAAAATCCACTGCCGTTAAAAACTGCACCTACATTAGAGTATACACGAACCAGTCTATGGTTGCAAGTTTCACAAACATACCCTGGGTCAGAATCATTAATTGATCTTTCTTTAACAAATCTAACACCACAGGGCATACAGTCGTATTCATATAGAGCCATTATTTTACCTATCCTGGAGAAATGTAACTATGGCATATTTGGTTCCAGATTCTACTGGATGAGCAATATGTCCATATGCATAGTTTGATGGGAAAAGCATTAGTGTTCCAGCTTTAGGTTTAATTTTTATCTTAAAGTTAGGGAACTCAATTTCACCACCAGTATAGTCATCATTTAAATATATTAAAACAGAAATACTTCTCTTGCTTTCAGTATCTCCGTCATAGTGATACTTATACTCTTCTCCGCTAGAATATTTTAAAAGACTGTAAGGCTCAACGTCTTTAATGTCTGCCTCTATTTTGAACATACCTTTATAGTTATGCACTGCTGAAGATATTAACTCATAGGATCTATTGTTTATTTGTCTAAATACTTCATTAGATCTTGCAGCCTTTGTTATATATAACCCAGAACTTGTCCTAATTGACTGAACAGTACCGCTTCCAGACTGCATATCTCCATTTGTCTGTGATGGAATAAATCTAACATTTGAATCAATGTCAGAAGTAAGCTCTAAAACTTCACTAATTGTTTTTTCGTGATCCGTCCAGACACCCTCATAAACAGCTATAGCCCCTCCAACAACGTATGTCGGATTTATTGGAAATGAGTTTATATACATTACTTTATTTTTTTCCCAAATTTAGCCCATACTCTTTCATGCAAGAAATAGCCAAGCGCTTCCCATCCAATGTAAATAAGAGCGCCAAGGCTTGCATACTCCCATTCACCAGTAAACAGATAGATTACACCAGCAACACCAACCAAGTGAAATGTTTCCCAGCTTAATGTTTTAAGTAGGGTCCTTTTGGTTGAGTCCATTATAGTGCCACCTTAGATCCCTTGCCACCACCAGATGATTTCTTTGCTGCTGCATTCTTTGCTACTGCATTCTTTGCTGCTGGCTTAACAGCAGGTGCGTTTGCAACTGGTGATGCCAACTTATTTAGTAGTGGAACGCTTTCCTCGCCAGTATAAACTGGACGGCCCCAACCAACTACTCCATTAATTAACTTCTTCTTGTTGTTCTTTACGTATGCACGAGTCTTCTCTACACACATGCCACCATTGCGCTGGTCTCCCTTTGCAGTTCCTGAAGTGTTTCCTTCAATAACTTGAATTGTTCCATCGCCGTTGTTCTTAATGCAAATGCCAACATGTGAAATACGATTTACACCATCCTCTGGGAAATCAAAATAAATCCAGTCTCCCGCAGTGGGCTCATCATTACGAGCATCTGCCCAGCGATCATTCTTCTTAAACCAGTCCGATGCTGCTATAGTTGAAGCAGACTTTGGATACTTGTTTGGGTTCATGCCTGATGTAAATGCACACCAAGAAACAAATGACTGGCACCATGGTTGAAAATTCATTCCCGTCCACTTTCCATATTTTGTTTCGTTATCTTTAGGACCTTCAATGGTTCCAACTTCTGCTTTTGCAATATTAACAATTGCCTCTAAGCTACCCTTTACTGACATTTTTTCCTCCTGTTAGTTATTACATTCTATTATATCACTATGAAGCCTTATCCGTCAAACGATTGTGAGTTCTTATTCTATGACAATTAGCACAGACTACTTCACATTTTGATATTTCTTTTTTGATGGCTGCCCAAGAAAATCCATTGTGAATCATTCTAGATATATTATATTTTTTATCTTTTAGATGATCAAAATCTAAAACTATATGATTACATTCTCCACAGTCAACACACCCACTAGCCTCTTTAATTTCTTTCAGACGCTGTTTGAATTGCTGTTTATTATAAACTGCCAATTCTTTTTCTGACATGGTTTTATAATTATACACCTAAATGTTGTGCCCCACACAGGTATTCCAGGCACAATAGCCACGGTCATATAAATGGGTAACTAAACCATCTCTAAGGTCCTGTGTGGGGACATTTATATTGTACTACTTGATTTTAATTGACTTAGGCTTTTTTTCTTCAGGGACAATGCGATCAATATTTATATTTAACATACCGTCCTTAAGTTCAGCTCCAGTCACTTCCATGTATTCACCAAGAGCAAACGATCTTACAAATTTACGGCTTGCAATGCCCTTGTGAACTACCTCAGCATCAGTTACATCTGTAATCTCACCCTTAATAATAAGTGTTCCATTATCTACTGAGACATCAATATCTTCTTTTGAAAACCCTGCAATTGCAAGGGTAATTCTATATGTATCTTCATCTAGTTTAAGAAGATCATATGGAGGATATGATTGCGAGTTTGTTTTGTGTGCGCTATTTAAGCGACCTAGATCCCTATTGAATCCAATAAAAAAAGGATCATTGAATAGATCCATCATTGTTGTTACCATTTTATTCCCCTTTCAAGCGAATAAGTTAATGTACCCCCGTAGGCAGTACAATACTATTATACCAAACTTTGGAGCGAATAGCGGGAATCAAACCCGCACATTAACCTTGGCAAGGTTACGCACTATCACTATGCAATATCCGCACTGCTGGTCTGGCAAGATTTGAACTTGCGACATGGGCATTAACAGTGCCCCGCTCTGCCAGCTGAGCTACAGACCAAAACCTCTTACTATGATTCTTTTATTTTAAACACTACTTGGCAGGGATCTCCGCCTTCTTCCCATTCTTTCATTTCTTCTTCAGTCATGTAGGAATCTCCATCATGGGTATTGCAGAATGGTTCTGTTATCCATCCCCTATCAATTCCATTTTCAATCCAGATATCAAACTCATTAAAGTCTGATTCTTTGTTTTGAATGTCCTTTAAAATTTCATCAAATTCATCGCTCATATATAAAGTATACTAAACAATTAATTCTTTGTCAACTGGTATAGAAAGTATCCATGTAGGTAAACAATAACGAACCTTATCTCCACTTACAGTTTTTACTTCATGAAGATATTTTTCTCCAGTTTTAAATATCATTAGTGAGCCAGAAGATGGTTTAATTTTTATATTAAGGTTTACAAATGACAGTTCTCCACCTTCATAATCATCATTTAAATAAATAACAGTTGCGTAATCTTTATTTAAATTATTAAAAGCATCATATGTTTCATCTATATGAGCATTCATATTATCTTCAGGGCGCTGTCTAAGAATTCTACCTAGGCCATGAATTATAGAACCTGGTATAAGAAATAAAAGTTTATTAAATTTATCTCTAGCCATAGCTGCTATGTGTTCATTGTTGTAGTCATAAAACTTGTTATTCCAGTCTAAAGATTGAAAGTTGTTTAACTTTGTCCAGTCTTCTTCTGAAGTCTTATCTATAATGTTAGTAAATATCTCTAACTCATCCTTAGATAAAAAATTTGGAATATAAAATATGTTATCCTCAAGTTTTTCAACATCTATAAATCCACATTGATCAAGAAGCTCTAAACTTATCATTATAAACTAACCACATCTACTGGACCCATGCAGGATGGGCTAAATCTAATTGCTGCAGATACCGCAGATACTACACGGTTTCTTGCATTCTTTTGCTTATCTGTTGCATACAAAACTCCATAAGCATACTCAGCTCCAGAACCCATAGACAAATATGGCAGGGTATACTTAGATAAAGACATATCAGCAGAACTATGCTCATATATCTCACCACGAATAGCAATAATTAAACCAAGGTCTCCATCTTTAGATGTATCAACCCAGAACTCATTATAAAATTCACGAAGCTCTTTGATAAACCTAGTCTGCATAAACTTATCAGTATCTTTAATGTTTGGGGGTGTTGGTTTAAAGTTATAACGGATTCTTTCTCCGTCCATTGATCCAGCATACCCAATGAGATAAGGGCCTATCTTCCAAACCTTTGGAGCATCAAGTGCTAATATAGTTCCATCATCTGAGGCACCACGATCTCCAGCCATGTAGATTTTATCTTCATGCTTTAACACAACAATACAGGTCATGCAGAAACCCCTTCCAAACCGATATACTTAAGTATACCATTGGCTAGGAAGGGGTGTCAAGTAAGGCTAGATAATGACTAATTAGCCTTTTTGTCTACCGTTTTAAACGCATCATTGATTTCTGCCAATGTGAGTTTTCCATCGTCCAAAAAAGCTCTTGCCAACCTTTCAATAACAGTGGCTACGCCAAGTAGCCCTGCAAGCATCACTGCCTGAATAGTGTCAATTCCTACTACTGCTCCAGCACCAAGTACTGATAAGCCAGAAGCGGCGAAGACTGCTATAATTCTCATTAAAATATTGGTTATTGCTTTTTGTGGGTGCTCTTTTTTAGGAGCCTCTACTACTTTTTTAACTGCCATTATTCATCTCCATATTCTTTATTTCTAATAGGACTAGTTAGTATCCAAAGTGTGGTAGTGGCTATAATTCCATAACCAACAATAGTCTTTGCGCTACCGTCCAGAACAACCCAGGCAATAAACATTCCAAGAAGAGTCCATGCCTGATCTACTAGGTCTTTCATTATATTTTTTACTATTCTTACCATTTTCTTCCTCCTCTTGAACCTGGTGAATTGCTGCCTGAACTTCCACCAGAATTTCCTCCACCACCAGAGCCTCCTGCTGCTCCTCCTGCTGATGCAACTGCTGCTGCATTAATCGCTGCTCCTGTTGCCACAACTGTTGCTACAACCATATCTGTTGCCTCTTCTCTTTCTCCTTCAGTCATGTCTGCACCAATACTCCCAAAGGCTGCAAGTGCTGCGCCTGGATCAGTAAATACCGCGTTTAATAACGCTCCTGGATCTTGAACCAATTCTACATTTGCTGCAACCTCTGCTGTAATTATTAACACCTCGCCAGACTCAGATGTTCTAAGTTCAATGGGGGTTTCTGGTGGAAGGTCTGCATATGAAACTCCAGATGCTTGGACCTCTGCTGCAGAAATAGATTCTCCTGGCTTAAGGTCTTCTATTAATGCTGCTACTACAATTTCTTTTTGTTCTTTAGTTAATTCTTTACCATCTTTAGCATCTTCAATTATTTCTTTTAATTCTTTTTCTTCTGCTTTTGCTTCTTCTTCCGCAGCCTTTTCTTCTTCTAATTCTTTTGCTTTGGCTTCTTCAGCAATTCTTTTTTCTTCTGCAAGGGCTTCAGCCTCTGCTTCTGCCTTTGCTTTTGCAATGGCCTCTTCTTCTGCTGCTATACGCTCAGCCTCTGCTTCTGCTTCGGCAATCGCTCTTTCTTCTTCCGCTATACGCTCTGCTTCTATACGATCAGCCTCTGCCTTAGCCTCTGCTTCTGCTTTTTCTTCTGCTGCTTTAATTTCTGCTGCAATGCGATCTTCTTCTGCCTTGGCCTCTATCTCTGCTTGTATTCTCGCTGCTTCAATCTCTGCTTCTATACGATCAGCCTCTGCCTTAGCCTCTGCTTCTGCCTTAATTCTTTCTGCTTCTTGTGCTGCTTGAAGTGCTGCAATTCTTTCTGCTTCTGCTTGAGCGGCTGCTGCTTGCTGTGCAATTAATGCTGCTGTCTCAGCCTGTATTCTTGCTGCTTCTGCTTGCTGTGCTGCTAATTGGGCTGCAACAGATGCTGCAATTTCTGCTTCAGTTGGTCCAGTTGGTATTGTCACTGTTGATGTTTCACTGGGCGTAGGTGTTGTTACTGTTGTAGTTTCGCTAGGTGTTGTAACTGTTGTTGTTTCAGGTGCTGGTGTTGTTACGGTTGCTGTTTCAGAGGGAGTAGGAGTCGGAGTAGGTGAAGGCTCTGGAGCAGGGGCTACATATGTAGAACCAGTAACAACATTTGAATTTGCAGAGTAAAGGGCAAAGGTATCGTTATCTGATCTAATGTGAAATGACCAGACTGTTCCTGCTGGCATAAGTCCATTTAGCAAGGAATGATCAATTGTAATTGTTGTATTTAAAGAGTTTGGTCCGCCAACATTTCCAGTAGCAATTCCCCAACCATTACATCCAGAACAATTAAAACTTATTGCATATCTTTCTGGTTGTGTGTTACCAGTGTCGGGTGCTTCCCAATTTAATATTGTTGAGGTTTCTCCGCTAATTATTGTTAAATTTCTTGGAGGTCCTATTGTTTTTACTACTGGTGCTGCTTGTGAGGTAAAGGCTTCTGCTGGAATAACTTGCATTGACCCAGACTGATTCCATAATAGTTGAACCCAAGCACCGCCACCATTCTCGTAGTACATTAACTCTATAGTTTTTGGTATTCCTGCTGTAAATGCTACTGGAGAAGAAGTTGTTCCTCCACCACCTTTATCTCGCCAGTCACTTGTTATTAAAACTCCATCAAGATAAAGCTTAGTTCCATCATCTGCTGTTGCTAAAAATGATATATCTTGAGTTGTGTTACTACGAATAGACCCAGTAAATCTTACAATCACATCTTCTGAAGGGCCCCCAAGGACACTACCACTACCCCACTGAAAGTTAATGTTGGATACATTTGTAGTTACTACTGGGGAGGCTCCCTGCGGTATGTAAGGAGCGCCATTTTGTCCCAGCACGTTATATACTTGAGCAGTCAAACCTTCTGCTGCGTGGGCTTTATCAATTATTAAAAGCAGGGGAAATAGAGCAAGGGATAAAACCAATGCTACTCTCAATAACTTTTTAATCTTTAACTCCTTATAGTCGTAGTGGTGATATGACTATTAAGGCTATTATATCATTTTATTCCAGCAAAAAAGAGGGCCAGCACTAAGACTGACCCTCTTATTGTTAAGCTATTAAGCTTTTACCTTCTTGGCAATCTTTGCAACTACTGCTGCAAGTGATTTAATTTGTGCCTGAAGTCCAGCAATTAACTTAGTTACAGACTCTGAAAGTGCTGCAACTGCGTCTGATGCTGCTTGTGCTGCTGTTGTTGCAGCATCTGCTGCTTCTGCTGCTGCGAGAGCTGCATCTGTTGCTGCATTGGCTGCATCAACCGCTTCTTTTGCTGCGTCTGATGCTGCTTTCTGAGCAGAATCTTCAACAAGTACCTCTGCAGAAACTACAACTTGACCTGCTACTGGAAGAGATGATCCACCAGTTGCTGTGACCTTAATTGTATTTTGTACAAGTGGCATAAAGACCTTGTAGGTCTTAACTGTTGCTGTATCTGTTGTTACAGAAGTCGCTGTTAGTACATCAGATGCTGATCCAAATGCATAGTTAGAAACAATTCCACCTGTAGCAAATAGATTAGAGTGTGTCTTACCAGACAATGGAAGACCTGCTGCATCTAGAACTTGAACTGTAATAATTGCTGCTTCTCCTGGAAGGTACTGAGCCTTATCAAAAGACAACTTAACAGTTGCTGCTGCACCCTCTACACGAGTTGCAACTGGTGCAGATGATACTGCCCCTGACTTAACAGTTACAGCAACTCCGCCTGTCTTAACTCCTGTAAGAGTAAACATTGCTTCACCATTTACGATTGTTGCTGCAGTTCCTGAATCGGATACCACTGAAACATCGCTTGAGAAAGCATTAAGTGTTCCTGCTCCAACTGTTACTCCAGCAGCATCATATGCTATTGCCTTAATTGTTGAAACATTTGATCCCACTGGGATAACAGGCTTAACTGTTGTTGCTACGATAGATGCGATATCTCCGTAGAATGTTACCTTCTCAGTTGCAAGAACTACACCTGTAAGTGTTGTAAGAGTAATTGTTGATACTCCTGCTGTACCGTCAGCAAATACACCAATATGGTTTCCTGAAGCAATTACCAATGAGCGACCTTGTGCTGAAATTGATGTTGCGTTTGATCCGCCACCAATCATTCCTGAACCTGAAACTGTTGCAAGAATTGACTCAGTTGCTGATCCCCCTGCTGCATTCTTAGGTGTAACAACAATTACTGCTGCTGCATCTGCTGAAGTAGCCTTTGGAGCATAAACTGTAGCATCTGCGGTTGCAGTTGTTACTTCACCAGCATTAAGGATAGATGTCGTAGTTGAAGCAGATGGAGTTAGATCCGCTGCCTTAACTGTTACTGTCCACGAAACTGATGGCCCATTGATTGGGCTTGTTGTTAGAATCTTTGCATCATATGTGCCTGCAACCGTTGGTGCATTCAAAGTTACCAAGAACTTTGCTGTTACATATGTTGGTGTGTTAACTGTTGAGTTAACGTTTGCTGAAACATTATTTCCTGCAATAACTACTGAGGATGTTGATGTTTCTAGAAGTGATAAGGTTGCAGACTTTGCTGCCCCTGTTGGCTGAGAAAACATAGCAGAGATAATTGTTGCTGTATCTGCTGATGTTTCTGAAATAAACGACAATGTTACTACTGCTGTGGCAGACTCACCAGTTGTCACAGCATCTGTTGCTGAGTCAATCGTTAGAGTTGGTGCGTTTACAGCAGCACTTGTCGGAAGTGCTGATAGTACGCCAAAAGACATTGCTGCAGCTAGTCCTAAAGCGATTTTCTTAAATGAATTCACTTACTTCTCCTTATTATATTAGTTTTAAATTGTCAAGAAAATCCTTGACATCTTCAGGCATTTGCCTGTCTTCCAATTCTACCATAGCTCTTTGTTGTCTTGCAAGTTTATCACTTGTTCCCCAGGTATGGATCTCTATTTCAATATCTATATCCTTTGGGGTGTGAGAGATGGCACCAAAAACAGCACCACAAACAGCATCTGCCAAGTCTTTGGATTTCTTTCTAGGGTGATCAACACGATTGCCCTTCATAATCTTCAACTCTGACATTTCTTCCAAGAGTAATGGAATCATTGGCATAGCAACACGCTCTTCATAGATCATCATTGCTAAATCTTCGTAGTGTTTTTTTGCAACAGAAACAGTATCAGTTCTTATTCCTACTGCTTTAAGCTCTTGCTGAATATCAAATGATTGCCAACGGTCAAAAGAAACCATTCCTATATTAAACCCTTGTCTTCTAAGGTTTTGAATCCACTGCTTAACCTGAGATAGATCAACTGGTCCTTCTGATCTTGGTTCCCACCATGCTACTGCATCTACTATTACGATAGGTGCTACCTGTTCATAGTCTTTAATTACCTGGATATTTACCCACTTATCTACGTGAGCAATTGCTACCGCACACTTATCGTGCTTTTGTGCAAGGTCAGCATGAACATAATAAATTTTATCTGGGTCTGGTTTAAAGTTTTCTGCAAACCTTCTAAAGCTATCAACTGGATTTGTTAATGTCATACAGCTAATCAGTTTATCTTTTTGTTTAAAAAAGGCATCGGAGGAATATGTTGGTGTGCAAAGAAAACGCATCATTGCATCTCCTAGGTCTGTTAAGAATGCAATCTTGAAGTCATCAATTTTACGTGTAGGATTTACATCCCAGGTTGGACGCTTTAGTGCAAATATCTTAGGAATTTTATATGAAAGGATATTATCTTCATCCCATGATATTTCAAAATTGTTGTCTGGATTATCATGTGGTAGATCTTCATTAATAATAAATTTGTGTGTTTTTTCTATTACCTCTTTGTCGGCGATTACTGAATCATACCGTTGAGAAATAAAGTCACCTGGATAACGAGGGAATGAAAGAAGAACAACCTTCCCAAGATCAGGGAAACGAGAATCTACAGTACCACGAAAAGCTTTATAGATATTATCAGCAGTCTTACCCTGTTCATTTCCTGTTGCTACCTCTGATGCAAAACCAGAAATTTCATCAAGAACAGCCATGAACAGGTTCAAACCTTCATGTGACTCACGCTCAGAGTGACCAGAATAAACAGTGATTGATTTATCAAACTCAATTGAGTCTGCTTTTGGATTATACTTTCCTGCAAACCACGGTGATCTTTCAATCTTTGATTTAAAACCTTTAAAGAAAACATTTTTTGCCTGTTGAGCATTGACTGCAACGTTAATAATATCAATGGCATCTCCTGCAGGCTTTCCATAATAGATTGCAGGATCTTTAAGACATAACATTTTATATACTACATATGCACACGATACTGTTGATACGAAGTCTTTTCCAGATCCCTTGCCAAGTTGCAGGATAAGCTCATTCTTTGTATATTTTTTATAGTACTCTTCCCCTGCGTCACCCATTATATCAATAACATCTTCTTTACGATAAATCTGGCTCATGGCTTCTACAATTGTATATTGAATATCAGATAAAGGTGGTTGCCCAAGATAGTCTGGAGACTCAACAAATGTCTTTGCATCAACAGGCTTCTCAACAAAATGATTTTCTTTTAAAACTTCCAAGAAATCATTGAACGTCGTGGACAACTGTAATCACTTCTCCTTCTCTTGCAATAGAAGATAGTCTTTGCATAATAAGATCTCTGATATCTGGGTGCTCTGATGCAATATCCCTAAGTATTCCAACAAGAACTTCTTGTCTACGCTCAATCTCAACCATCTCTTCTGCAAGCTCTTTGTTTTCAAGAAGGCCAGCCTTTTGTAGCATGTCAATGCGCTTAGACTCTATATCCATAACAAGTTTAATAGCAGCAGTCTTTGCGCTAAGGTTATTAACCATTGAAGCTTCGTCAATAACTTCATAAGCTTTTGATATAAGCTTGCTATAATGTGTGTCAGCCCCAACGAGTGCTTCTTTTGCACGAGAACGAATGGCAGCATTATCAGATGCCATTGTTTTCCACTCATTAATAAGTGAAACAACACGTGTGCGTGGAATATCTAATTCTTTTGAAATTACTGTTGGGTCATTACCCTTTAGGTATTCACCAACAACATTGTTTATTTGATCAAGATGCTTTATTAAATCTTCTTCAGTTGACATTGTACTTGCCCTCTAGTCTATTTATTTCATCTTTAATATAAAATATTGCCTTTTCAAGATCCTGAATAGTTTTGGATTCATCTTTGATTCCAGCTCTCCATAAATATTTAAATGCATTTCCAATGTTAAAATTTCTATGCCTAGTTATCTGAATGCATTCAACTCCAGAAGGATCAGAGATGTAGTGATGAGGATGATTAACCTGGTCAACGGTTATATTAAGTTTGTTACTCATTTATTGTTGCCACAGACAATCTTTTTAAACATCTTACACAATCTGTGTATGCTTTACGTGTGTATGGACATGAAGCAGTATATGTATTTATATGTTTGCAAAAAAATTGTTTAATAATTGAGTATGTGATATATACAAAACTATTAAAAATCTTCATCATCATCCCAATCAAATACTTCTGGCATTCCTCTTAAAGCTGAAACGACATATGTAATGCCCACGGCTCCAGCAATGCCTATTCCTAGCATTATCTTTTGTAACTTGCTCATCTTTTTGACTTCCTTAATCCGAATTTTGCAAGGTAAACATAGATTGTCTCTACGCTTGCCCCACATTCTTTTGCAATTTCTTCTGGGGACTTCTTATCCATAAGATACCTCTTACGCATAAAAACCTCTGATGTATACAGTTTAGCAGACATAGGACTATTTGTCAATCCCTGACTCAAAAATATCATAGTTGTAAGCATTTGAGTCTTCTAGTATCCACTTGTCATAACTTTCAACATCCCATTTATTTGTATTAATTAGCCTATTTATTACTAGATCTTTTTTAGTAACAAATGATGGCTCTTTAATTCTTACCCTGTTGTTTGGCTGTACCGCAAAATTTCCATCATCTCTTTGTATTACATGTCCACATTTATGTTGTCCTGGATTTTCAGAATACCCATCATCCAAAATATTAGTTTCTGGGCTATGCCAATCTAAAGTAAATAGATAAGTTCCAGGAACATTAGTTTTATTTCTATCAATATAAGACATTCTCATATTGCTTAATGCCTGAAACTTTGTAACAGAAACGTGTGAACTAAAAGAATTCCATAAAACAAGATTATGTATTGGCTCTTCTGGAACTCCTGGCTTAGTGCAGAATGCATTAATTGGCATTCTCCACCAAATTCCACCATCTTCCATCATAAAATGAAACAGTGGGCTTCTTGCCTTAATACTTGAAACTCCAAAAATTACACATGGAAAATACTGATCATGACTGTCTATCTGATCTCTTAAAAAGTTACCACGCACATAGCACTCAATTGGTGGGATATTTGCATTTAACTCTGGCATTATATGTTCTCCTTATGTTCTTTAATTATTGGTTCAAGTCTATCCCAGTGACCCTTTGGACTACCTTGGTAAATTTGACCAGTTTCTCTATCTAAAAGCATCCATTTTGTGGGAGCAAGAGTCCTGACGGTTAAGATAACGTCCTGCTCTTCTTCCTTAAATATAAAAGGATCTCTCTCCATCATGCCGTACCTATAGCCTTTCCCCAATTCTTTAATGCCCAATGCCCAATACCAATTGCATCTGCAACGTCATTGTCTGTTATATTTTTATCATATTGCAAGTTAATGAATCTAATAGTCTTTTGCTTTCTAATTTCTCTTTCATTTGCTTTGTGCCAAGCTTCTGATTTCCCTGCATTTTTTGATCTTATAAAAAACTTTTCATCTTTAGTTAACTTTCCATTGCCTATAAATATTTGCCAAGTAATTGGGGCCACTGTGCCTATAACTTTTGTACCAGTTAAACCAGCAGCACCTAGCAGTGCCCCCTGAACAAGTGCTAGATCGGCAGCCACTTTTGGGGAATTCATAAATACTGTGTGCTCAATAACAATAGCCTCAAACCCACCATAGTGATCAAAGAAGGCCTTTGTTTTTTTACAGGCATCCATTACCTTTTCATATGTATTTTTTCCTTCAAAGTTTATTTTTCCTGCTGCACTCAGTGTTTTTTCTTGAGTGTCAAATAAAGCAAAGGCAAAACTATTTGTACTAGCATCAATAGCGCATATAGTTTTTGGCATTGATTCAATACCCCACTTATTCTTGCTCATACTCAATAAAACCTTTCAATTCTTTTAACATTTTGTTTACTGCTTTTTCACTTACGTTACAATTTGCACAAAATCCAGAGTCGTTATATATAGAAAGAGAAGTTCCGCATCCACCTAAGCATCTACGGTCCTTCCCCTTTCTTTTTTGTCTACGAGTTATTTGATATCTTTCCTGAATCTTATCTCTTGTAGCAAGGTCTCTGCACTCATGGCTACAGTAAATCTGATAACTGACCTTTGGGCTAAACCTAATGTCACATCTGCTACAAAGCTTCACTCAGTTCCTCCAGAGATGCTATCTTAACAACACCTGCTCCTGCTTCGTCACATGCTTTTCTGATTGGACAGTTTTTACAAATCTTAGAGTTTGATCTATAGTTCTTTGTTGGAAGCTCTTTAACTTCCCAAGACTTACGAACAACTCTCATCCATTCAAAAGCTTCATCAATCCATTTGCGATAATGATCATTTACTTCTACTGGAATAACAAGAAGTTCATGGTTGTTTTTATTCTCATAAATAAGAACACCCTTAGCCTTCTTAAGAATCTTCATATAGATAAGTATCTGTACAACATGTCCCATCTTAGGCTTGCCTGTACGCTTGCGATATTCAAAAACTTCGTTGTTGGTTGTCTTTACTTCTACAACAACTTCTTCACCCTTCCAATTAATAAAGTTATCTACATAACCAAAAATAGGAGGATCATCATTAAAAATCTTAAACTCTGAGTCAATAGAAATTCCAGAGTTCTTAAATGCTTCCTCAATTCTTCCATGAGCCAGCGTTCCATTGCTCATGTTTGCAACAGCATATGGGTCAGCATTATCCTCAAATACTGCTCCTTCAAATGCAAGGTACCAATATCTTGGACATTCTCCATGACCATAGGCAATAGTAGAAGGACCAAAGGTTTTCTTCTGTGTATGCTTAGGCTCACGACCTACAAGATATCCTGCCTCAATTGCCTTTACAAGCTCTTTAGCATCAATTGCTGCTGGTGACTCAACTTCTTTTATCATGATTTGCTTTAGTAAATTTTTTGTCATGTTATCTCTTTTCTTTATATAAGTATAGCATGTTAGCGCATGATATATTTGAGTGCTGAGACTAAATTGTTTATTGATTCTGCTGCCGTGTAATATATATTCTTCTTTGCCCTGTCATTTTTATCAACATTTGCCATCCAGGTAGCCTTGAACGCCATCTTTGCAGCAATTGCTTGCAGCCTTACAATCTCAATACTAGCTACTTGTGCTGGAATGTCTGGCTTAATAATTACCTTGGCTATAAAAGTCAAAGCCTGGGTTAGCTCTTCATCTTGCATATAGTCTGCTATTTCAGATAAACCATTTACCATATCTAGTGTTGTTTGTTCACTCATCTTCTTCTCCTATTAGTTGTTCCATTATTTCAAATTCAGTTATCATTAATCGTACCTTTGAATTTCCGTCACCAAGGACTAGAAGTATGGCAGGATCATTTCCGTTTCTAATAGCATCTGTTACTGCTTTTGCCCAAACATCTTTATTTAAAGTAAAAGACTTTGAGCACTCCTTAAAATCTACTGTAAAGTTTTCCCAAGTAGCATCACCCTTATGAGTATTGCGTCCAGAATTTTTATGCTGCTTGGCACCAATTCTTTTGCTTTCAGATCTTTCGCTCATAGTCTTTCCTTGTTATTATAAGTGGCACCCTTGATATATGTTTTTGATTACACATCCATGTTACATCTGCACTCTCTAGCCATAGCCTTAGAGAGCTGACCTCTTCATTACATTTTTGACAAGCAAACTTTCCTGGAAAAATCTTAAACTTTTCAGACATTTAGTATTTTAGTCTTAATAGAGTCTTGTAGATCTAAATCTTCTCTAACTCTATTAACAAAACCTTCCCTGCCTTGAACCTTTGTGCCATCAGGTAGTACATACCATGCACCTGTGCGTTCAACAATACCCATCATTTCAGCCGTATCAACAAGGTCGCCAATGCTATCAATACCCACATTATCTCCCCTGAAATAAAAGTCGTACTCGCCAGACTGAAAGCCAGGAGAAGTCTTAGAGAATTGGAGTTCCCAACGAATTTTGCGACCAATTTTTTCTTCAATAAGTTTATCTCCAACATGAATCTTGCCTTTAATTGCTTGATTATCTGACTCTGACGAAAATAGTTTAATAACTGTTGAGGAATAAAACTTAGTAGCTTGACCACCAGTAGGCTGCTGGCTAGTATACATAGCACTAATATTATTGCGAGACTGGCTAATAAGCACAAGCATAGTAGGCTTAACTTTATTATTAGCGTAGTTAAGCATCTTCCATGCATTGCTAAAGTCTCTAGATTCCGCTCCAATTTGCTTGGTATTCTCAAGTTGCTTAAGTTCATCTGAATCCTTTTCAAAATATATTGCTGGTAACAATGAAGTGATAGAGTCAATAACTATTATATCAACTCCAGCCTGCATTAGGTTAGTACCAACATCAACCATTTCATTTATTGTACGGCATTGTGAAACAATAAGCTTAGATGAATCAACACCAAGGCTTTCTGCCCATTTCTTATCATATGACATTTCAGCATCAATCCATGCACAGACCTTTCCTTCCTTCTGTGCTAGACCTATCATTTGAAGGCATAGAGAGGACTTTGCAGATGACTTTGAGCCCCAGACCAGTACTTGTCTTCCATATGGCAACCCACCGTTAAGAGCACGGTTTAAACCGAAGCTAGGGGTTGCTGCATATTGTGTATCTGGAATAGTGTCTCCAGCCATGACGGTCTTTCTTAGCTTTGGGCTAAGTTGAGCTAATACTTCTTCTACTGTTATCATTAAAATCGTACCCCGTGTTTTTCTGGTCTAGTTTTATTAAAGTTAGTCTTTTCTTCCATTGCATAATCTAGTGATATCTTAGTATACCCTGCTTCAACCATTCCTGCATAGAGATCTAGTGTACGAATTAAAATATCTGCTACTTCTTTAGCAATTTCTTCTTCGCCCTTATCCTTACGCACAGCTTCCATAACCTCAGTTACTTCAGACACAATCATCATGCACTGCTTAGCAATAAAAATATCATCAATATCTTCAGGCCAAAAACCTTTTTTTACTGCTGCTTCATGTAAAGCAATTGCTAAATCATCAAACACTTTCTACCTCATTCATTGTAACAGTTCCATCCTTAGTCTTTCCAAAATCAAATTTATACACACTGCCTTCTTCAATCTTCATGTAAGCTTTTGCAAACTGCATTGGAAAAACAACAACTGAATGCATCTCTCTTGCTGAATCTGCAAGAACCAGGGAAGCCATCTTTTTGCCAGCCTTAGTCACTCTTGGTTTAAAGGAGACAACAAAGTGTTCCCCTTCTTTGTATGGCAACATCTTATAATTTAAAAACTTAACCAAAGAACTTTTAGATTCCTTTAGTTCATCAGCAGGTATTGCAGACACAATCCTATTATCACTTGCAAGAATGAGATAAGTGCGACCAGTCTCAATAGACGGAGACTCCTCATCAAATATACCAACACTGCCAGTCTTGTCCAAAACTTCAACTCGTGACCATCCTGTTCCTCGTTTAATTGACTTTACCATACCAAGCAATACAAAAGATCCAGTCTCTTCATACTCCTCAATATCATTAATGTATGCATAGTAATGTTGTGGAATAGATGTATTAAACTCAGGAAGGTTTAAGTACTCGTAAAGATTTTCTTTAACTTCCTGCGGATTTGCTGCATTGTCTGGAAAAGTAAGTGCGCCTACACATCTCATTGCCTGTAGAGCACGACTATTAACTCCATTGCCCTTTGTAAAAGTAAACTCTTCTACTTGCTTATATGATGTGAACGGACGGCCTGCAATATATCTTTCTGCAATCTTATCAGAGATATATTTAATACCCGTAAGCCCAAACCTAATCCCTTTGCCCTCAATCTTAAAATCAATTTCCGAATCATTAAGATGCGGAAGCTTAACAGGTATACCCATACGTTTTGCTTCAATTAAATACTCTGTTCTTCCGTCTTTATCTTTTTCATTCTTCAGCAATGCAAACATAAACTCTAGTGGATAGTGATACTTTAGCCACGCTGTCCAGTATGAAAGTGTTGAGTATGCTACAGCGTGAGACTTATTAAATGAGTACCCTGCGTGAGCCTCAAAGTCATGCCATAGGTCTAGCGCATCATTTGGCGAAAGGTATTGCGAAGCACCTTTAACAAATTTATCCTTGAACTCGTCAAAGTCTTTAGCATCTTTCTTCTTTCCAATGATCTTTCTAACTTTGTCCGCTTCCGACATGGACATACCGCCAAGCTGTACGCATGCTTGCATAACTTGTTCTTGGTAAAGAATACAACCATAAGTTTCCTCCGTAAATGATTTCATAACTTGGTGCTTATAGTCAATGTTTTCACGACCATGCTTACGAGCAATATAAGATTTACCAATAGTGTTCATAGCACCAGGACGAACTAATGCATTTGAAGCTGCTAGTTCAGCAAGATTTTTTACACGCATCTTGACTAGAAGGTTTGTATATGGTGCTGCTTCACATTGAAACACGCCCTTTGTGTAACCATCTGACAACATAGTGTACACGTTTGCATCATCCATATCAATCTTAAGAAGGTCAATCTTTGTTCCTTCTCTGTCTTTAATAATATCAATACAATCTTTAAGAACACTAAGAGTCTTAAGACCAAGAGCATCAATCTTAATAAGACCAATATTTTCAGCCTCACCCATATCAACTGCTACCACTGGAATTCTTTCATCTTGTCCAGTAACTGATCTTGTTTCTAATGGTGCGTATCTGAAGATTGGATCTTTACTTGTTACAACTCCTGCTGCATGGATTCCAGTGCCACGAATTCTTCCACGAAGCTGATCTCCATAAACCTCTACCTCTGGATACTTCTCTCTAAACCAATATGTATTTTTTGAAGTACAATAATCGTCCCATGTATCAACCACCTTAAGTACTTTATTTACATCTGGAAGAGGTATGTTTAAGCATCGTGCAACATCTCGCACAACACCCTTATCTTTAAACTGCAAGAATGTGGCAATAGAAGCAACATGGCGATACTGACGAACCAAATAATCTTTTACTTCATCACGACGAGTGTCTTGGATGTCTGAGTCAATATCAGGAAAATCATTACGGTCTGGGTTAATAAAACGAAAGAACAACAGTCCATGCTTAATTGGATCAATATCTGTAATGCCAAGTGCATAACAAAGCAAAGATCCTGCTGCAGATCCACGACCAGGACCAACCATAATACCTTCACTCTTAGCCCAGTTTAACATGTTGCGTACTACTAGGAAGTATGGTCCAAAATTCTTTTGTCCAATAATCTCTAACTCTTCATCAAGTCGTGAAAGATACTCTTCATTGTTTTCTAGTTTTCTTTCAGCCAAACCTTCAAGAGCAAGCTTCTTAAGTTCATTCATTGGCTTCTTATATTGAACTGGAAGTAAATCTAGGTGTTCTTTAATGTCATAGCCTTCTACTTTATCTGCAATTTCATTTGTAGATGTGAACATATCTTCACGATCAATACCTTGCTTTAGCATTGCATCCCTCATCTCTTCATAAGAAAGAAGATGAATGTCAAACTTATTAAAACTCATCATACGGTCTGCGCCATAAAGATAATCAAGACGATCCATAAATGATTCGTGCTTCTTTGACTTATCGTATGTTACATCTTTCTGTAACTTGGCATGAGTATTAAGAAGAAGCATTAGCTCCTGAACTTCTTTTTGACTTGTGTCAGAGTGATGGCAGTCTGGTGTTACAACGATCTTAACCTTTGCTGCATCGGCAAGTTCAATAATTCCTTTATTAACTTCTGGTGGGTTGTGTGGCATTACTTCAATATAGTAATCATCGCCAAATTCTTTTTTAAACCACTGTATATGTTTCTTTGCTGTTGCAAGTTCCCCTAGCTCAACAGCCTTTGCTATCCAGCCACTAAGACATGCGGATGTAACAATAATTCCTTCTTTGTACTTAGTAAGTGTTTCAAAATCAAACCTTGGCTTGCTAAAGAAACCATCTGTCCATGCAATCTCATTAATCTTATTAAGGTTTTCTAAACCCTGTTGGTTCTTAGCGAGAAGAACTATATGATGATAGTTTTGGTCAAGAGGGTCTGGGCGGTCTGCCTTTGCTCTCTTATCTTCCATACTTGTCGTCATATAGCCTTCTACACCAAGTATTGGCTTAATTCCATTTGCTTTTGCAATACGGTGCAGTTCCCTATGCCCAGATAAAGTACCGTGGTCAGTAATGGCAATCGCTGTCATTCCTAACTCAACTGCACGGTTCACGTATTCTTCTGGAGTAGCAACACCATCCATTAAGGAGTAGTGTGTATGGACATGTAAGCCAACGTAGTTCATCTAGTTACCAGTCAATATTGGCTGATGAAGAAGATGAAGGAGTATCAAAGCCTAGATAAAAGGCTTCCTGTTCCGCATAAGGAACTTTGTTAAGAGCCTTCTCCAATGGATATGGCTCAACTCCTGCCCAATCAAATGGAGCAGAATCTGGAGTACTTGGAATAAGTGTATAGCTTGTTTCAGTTCCCTGACCATTACGCTTTACCTTCCAAGTAAGATTTGAAATGCTACCTGTCTCAAGTGCATATTCACGAATAGTATTAAATGCTGATTGCTTGCTAACACCCATGTTCCAAATTGCAACATACGGTGCTTCAATGCCATCATCTACAAGAACATTGCAATAGAAGCGAAGACGTGCTCTCCAGCCAGCCTTCATATCCTTGCGGTGCATCTCTTCTGCCCAGTCACGACCTTCTGATTCCATTGTGTCTACAGCCTTGCGCTTGTAGTCCTTTGGATTTGTGTGTTCTGAAACAACTAGCGCAAGGCCTCGTGCCTCGCTGTAATTTGCTGAATCTTCATCTAGTTCTTCAATGAAACGAATCTTTACTGCTTGTCCATCAGCGATCTTGAACCAACGAACCTTTGAACCTGTGCCTTCAAACTTTGGCTTATCTACTAGTGCGTTGATGTTTTTTAGTCCTTTTACAATTGCCATTTTGTCCTGCTCCTTTTTTATTATTGTTTTTATTTTAGCATAGATATGATTGAATTGTCAAACTGGAACTCCAGTTTTTTAATCTCATCATCATCCATGTCTCCTATGTCTTTATATTTTTTGTCTAAGCTAATAACACTTACAAGATGACCTAGCTTTTCAACTAGCTTATCTTTCATGATGCTACCAGCTTCGTCGTTGTCTGCAATTAGTACAACATTGTTGAAGTACTTTTCTAACAGTCTGATCTGAGATACAGACACATTAGCACCCAGCGTTGCAACTGCTGGAAAACCTATCTGGTCTAAGCGGATTGCATCAAAAGATGATTCCACCACATATACTACACTAGAACTCTTTACTCTATGTAGGTTAAATAAAACCTTGCTCTTAGGAAGTCCTGGAGTATTCTTAAAATCTTTACCTTCAATTGTCCTGGCAACAAACCCTATACACATACCATCTGGTGAATGTACTGGAATGGTTACAGACCCCTGCTTTTCAGAGTAACCTAAGTCAAACTTAATAACAGAGTCTTTTGTTAGTCTGCGACCATTAAAATAATTCATTGCTACTGGAGCATCAAGTGCTTGCTTATTTAATCTTTTGATAAGCAGTTCATCATACTGAACAAAATCAGGTGGTGCATACAGTGCTTTATCTACTATTGTTTGTATATCAGACTTCTGCTCTTTGCCTTTAATGTACCTTACCGTTTCAAAATACGATCTGTTAGAAGTAAACATAATAAGCTCAACAAGATTTTTAGTTATCTGACATCCAAAACAAAAGAACAAGCCACTATCCTTTGCTACTTCTCCAGCAGGTGTTCTCGTATTATTGTGGTATGGGCAATAGATAATAAAATCATTACCAAACTCAGCCTCAATATCAAGTCCTGCACCATTGAGAACACGACGAATCTGCTCTTCTGTATATATCTCTTTACTTACCATCTTCAAAATCCTTATAACGATAATAGCCTTTATCAAAGTCGCATTGAACTAAGAAGTCTCCCATAAAACCATTACGGTTCTTTCTAAACGCACACTCAATAATATCGCTGTTACTGGCACGACCTAAAGCCATTACCCAGTCAGCATCGTAGGCAATCTGTCTTGACCATGCAGTCTGTGCAAGAGTAGGAACAGTTGACATATCCTTTACATCATCAGGTGTAGCGGATGAGATAGCAATGATAGGAACTTCTTCGCTAATAGCCATGAGCTTTAGTTCACGAGAAAGGTTTTTCATCTTTACCGTTTCATTATCAGCCTTTTGGTTAGGGCTCATAAGTTGAAGATAGTCAACCACAACAAAGTCTGGCTTATACTGATCTATCTTTCCACGAATAACAGAAGGTGTTACTTCACCGCCAGAGTCATTTGATATGATGTGGAATGGTGGACGGCCCTCAAGTTTATTTGCATGCCACTTCTTTAGCATATCAAGTTCTATCTCACCGTTAGATAGTTTTCTATGTGACCACAGGCCTTCACCCATAATTGTAAATACTCTGTTACGAACTTCTGTCTCACTCATTTCAAGGGAAATTATAAGTGGTGTCTTGCCTTGCTTCCAAGCCTGTACAGCAAAGTACAAAGCCATCCATGACTTACCAATTCCAGGGTATGCAAGAAATACTCCAAGCTGTCCAGGCATAATTCCAGAAGGAAGGTAGTTATCAAACCCTGGCAAACCAGTTTTAATGCCACGCACTCCAAGTGCTTGCTGCTCTTTAACATTTTCAAAATATGCAATTGCAGAATCAATATCTGTTGCATCAATGTCACGAATAGAAGAAGTGTTTTTCTTTAGAGCAGAGGTCTTGGTAATCAAATCTTCAAGTGCTCGTCCGCCTTGACCACTCTGAACTTCAGTCGCAGCAGATCTTAGTATATCCTTCATGCTGTCGTTTACATACTCAACCTTTAACTCTTCAAGGTGATGCTTAGTAGCACCAACATCCTTGACAACTTCAAAATCTCTAAACTTTTCTACTACCAAAGATGAAGGGGGAACTGTTCCATTGTTTTCAGCATAGAGACGGATAAAGTTCCAGACATCGTTGTGCGTTCTTAATAGTGTCTCTACGTTTGCCTGTAGTAGTACGTGGAGTTGCTTGTCTTGTAATACCGCTGAAATTACTTTAGCTTCAGTATTATTCACTTAGCCACTCCTTTGCTTTAGCCCTGCGTTGTTGTCTCTCTTTTAAGTCTTGTTCTACATCTAGTTTACCATTAAGAATTTTTTCTGCATTATAAGCAAAATAGTTCCAGCTTGTTTCTTGTGCAACAGAAAAGTAATACTCAAGCAGATCATAACACTGAGATATACCATAGGACTCAATGAGTCCATCTGATGCCCATTGTTCAACGTTTAAATTTAAAGATGGCTTTTGCTCATACTTTGCTGTATGCAATTTTGAGTATCTGCTAAGCAAAGCCATTCGGTCTTTGCGTTCAGCCATTACTCTGAGATTTCAGACTTTGCTTCTTGAATCTTTTCAGTTAGCTTATCTTCTACAAACTTATACACACGCTCAAAAGCTTCAGGAGTTGTTTCACCATCGCGCTTGCTATCTACAACACCAAGATCAAGTCTTAGTGATTGAAAGTTACCAAGGTTAAGAGTGTATCCTAGTGTTACATTAATCTTTGTTGAATCGTTTTCCATTACCCACCCATTTCATTATTTTTCCGTATACTAATCATAGCATAAAGGTTTTATACTTGCAAGTTGCAAAATGTTTATTTTTGTACAATAATATTTACAGTACTTGGCTTTTCTATTTCAACAGACAATGTTTTTTTTGTTACAGTAACAATTGCTGACTCTTTATCTATTACGATATTAGTCACGTGTTACCTGACTATTGATTGAAAGAGTTCCTTGAATAAGCCTTGTAACTTCTCCAGCTGGAGATGTTATTTTTAAATCATATACATACTGTGGTGATGTAAGCAAAGCTGTTTGTGCAGCGGTTGCAGAAATTGTTACTTTTCCAGTAGTAGGATTAATGGTAAGGCCAGAGCCTACCATCGCATAGCCTCCAGATACGTAGGTACCACTTGCTGCACTATCTACAGTAAAGTTACTAGAAGTTGCAGCTTTTACCTTCACATTTGAAAGGTTGTAATCAACTGGAGTAACTCCATAGATATATGCAGTTTGATTTGCTGTAAAAGAATTAGTTGCGGTGTATGTAACTACTCCTGATGAGTTAGCAACAGCTGTAATAGCAGCTGCTTTTGCTTCTAGTGTGAATACTGGTGAAGCAGAAGTAAGAAACTCTCTTACCTGTAGCTTTCCTGTATAACCAAGTAAAGATACGGCAGAAAAATTCTCTAAATACTCAACTGTTAATATCCAGTTTGATCCTTGATCAATTGTAGGGCTATAATCCTTTGCCATGCCATCTCCTAAAAATAGTTTAACCTTTAAATTATATCACAAGTATTTAGAGGGTTTCAGTCCAAACAGGTATAAACCTGCCATCTTCTGTCTTCGTATATGTAAGTATACCGTCTCCCATGCGCCTGGTCAACTCTTGAGTAGTAGGCGTCATATTATTTGTTATTAATTTGTCTTTTCTTGGCTGTCCAATATGTATGCTTGCAAGTATAGCACGAATCTCTCTTACATGTGATTCAGAGTAGTAGGATCTAATTGTAAAACCTCTTTCACCATTAACCTTAGCCCCTATTGGTGGAGGAATAACTCCTCGTTTAATTAGACTTGGCATATACTTTCTATGCCTATTTACAAGCTTTGCAGTTTCTGCTACGCTATATGCTCTCTCTTTACCCTTTTTAAAATCAGACAGTAGGCATGTCTCTAAACGATCTTTAGTTATATTATAAAATGTAACCATGCCAGTGGAGCGGGAGTTATGATATACCCTTACTAAGTCCCCATTCAAGAACCATACTTTAACCTTGCCTTTAATTACAGGCTCGTTATTGTATGCTTCGCTCTGAATTTTTCCTTTTGAAGTATCCATTGTCCCTCTTTGGTTTCTAAAACTGGATGATAGAACTTTCTATTACCACATATAAGACAAGCTGTTTCTATATGATCAATGCCAGTGTACTGTCTATCTACGAACACACGACCATTACACTTTTTGCATTTTAACATTTATTTATTCAGCTTCTTTGGTAAGAATGTTTTCAACAGATAAAGAATAGTCATTGATTGCTTTTTCTTTATTTTGTTTTTCTTGTATTAGTTCCGTAATCTCTGCTCTTAAAATTGCAATCTGGGTTTCATAATTAGAGACCAGTTCTCCAATTCTCTGTTGTAGAACGGTAATTACTAGTTCCGCTTTATCCATTATGATAGCCTATCCTTGTATTGATTCAAGTTCAGACAGTAGTGCATTGTGCTTTAACAGCTCTTTTGCTATCTGACTGCTTAAAGAATCTACAGTAGATTGATTTATTGGATCAACTGCTTGTTCTGCAATTAAGCTTACTTGCAAATTATATACGTTTGTCAAGACAGCCCTAATGTGCTGGTTTACAATGTTTTGTTTTTCTTCATTAGTTAGTTCCATGTTGATCCTCCATAAAAATTATACCACATCTTCAGTGTTTTGAATAGCTCCCCACTTACCAAGTGGACAGGTTGCATGAGGCAGCTTTGCTTTTTCTTTCATAAAGCAACCACACTTTTTGCATTGTTTGGTAGCTTGTATGAGAGAAGGACACTTAAGACAATTGTCTTCATAGCGATATTTAAATACGTCATCATCAACACGATCAATATTTGGATTAAGTAGATCCCAAGGCCTTACGGGGTCTCCTGCATTTTTCTCTTTCCACAATTGCCAGGGTGATTTTTCTGACAAGTTACTCTCCAGATCTTATGCTAAATGTTTGAGTTTCTGGATCATATACTGATCCTACTCCAGCTGTTCCACCATCTTCAATCATATTGCCTGTTACGTCAAGGATAGTAGGGTTGCTTGTAAATATTGCAGCCAGTCTTTCGTCTGTATGCAAAATATCAACCAATTCATTATCTATAACAAAAGCTATTTTAATTGGAGGCATTGTATTTTGTTCTGACATTTTTTTCTCCTTTCTTTTAAGTATATCATATCTTGTCAATTTTGTCTATGTTATAGACAAATTATCATATGTAGACCCAGCATTATCATTTACGCTACCACTATTTATCGCTGAAGGGGTCTTAATAACCCCAGCATAAGAAGATGCACCAGCTGCAGGCTTAGCTAAATCAGTACCATCAACACGAGCATAAGATGCTGTTCCTAAGACTGTGCCAGATAAATCACTATATGCAGTAGCAGATATATTATTTCCGCTTGTTGTTACAGAAATTTTCTTCACCTTTTGAAATTCTGAAGTATTTGTATTAATATTTTCATCTTTTAAAACTGCTACATAAGAAGTATATCCTGTAGACATAATTCTTAATTGAGTATAGTAGGTATTTGTTGTAACTAAGTTTGTAACCTGTTGGCCCGTGCAAGAATAGGATGTTACTACTGGAGTTGAGGTATCTCTTCCTGTGCAGGTATATGCAACTGGTGTTGAGGTATCTCTTCCTCTACAAGTATATGTGGTGGGGGTTGTAGCAGTAGAATAGGTACATGAAAATTGTGTAACAGTTGTATAGTATGTTGTGTTTGTGGCTGCAACTGCGGGGGCTCTAAATAAATTTACTCCACCAATTGGTTGAACGCAAGCTCCACATCTTGTTCCAACAGTTGATGCATTATATGTGCTAGTTGTTGGGCTTGCATTACATGCCGCTAAAGTTGAATAATTCTGTGTTGTTCCAGTACACCCATAGGTAGTACTTGTAAATGGCCCATCTTGGTAAGATGTGTCAGATATTGTACAAGAGGATGGACAAGCTGCTTGCGCTTGGAAATAGTTAGGATAGTTGTAAGTTGTTCCACTTCCACAAGAGTAAGATGTAGATCCAGAAACTGTACTTACTGTACAGCCAAAACAGCCAGTTCCGCTAGCATCTGTGGCTTTGTCTACGGGAAAATTACAGTCTGAAGACGTTGTTGCTGGAATAGTTGTTACTGGGCAGCCGTAACAATTTGGACTTGTTCCATTAGAGTTAGTATAAAATGCTCCTGCATTACAGTCAGAGGAAGTTCCTCCTGATGTTGATGTAGTTACAGTACATCCATAACAATTAGGATTTGTTCCATTTGAATTTGTTGAAATTACTGATCCATTACAATTTGTTGAAGTAACATTTTGCGAAGAGGGTATTTGATAATAAGATGGAGCAACTGCATAAAATGATCCTGCTCCGCTTATCCAGAATGCTACTCCTGGTCCTCCACCACCAGATGGGATTTCAACACTTGCAGTTAAATCTGTTTTAGAAGTAATCTCTAAAGCCTTTATTGGATATGATACTGCAGCACTTCCTGGATTTAGAGGACTGGTGTACGGAGTAAGGTTGGTTGAGTTAACTGCTTTTAGTCCATCTGTGCTCCAAGAAGAAGGCGCATGATATTGATAAGGCCCATGAACAACATCACTATATATATATCCGCTACTTGATGTTCCAAGTCCTGATGGTACTGCTGTCCTATCAAAATTATCAATGACTGTTCCAACACGTGCTGTTACAACTGGAGAATAATAATAATATGTGACAGCACCATTTGATGAAACTACCGCATCTCTTGCATAAAACTTTTTATTTGGAGTAGTTGCATCATCTTGAGTTATTGGATATGTTGGTGGACCTATTGTATCTATAATTGTTGCGGAAGAAGATACTTCTCCATCTGTTGGAGCTGTATATGGTGATAAATAATAAACTATTTTTGTTGTGGAACTAGTTGTATACCCGCCCAGTTGATAGGTTCCAGAGGATGCTGTAATTGATGTAAATGCAACTCCAGTTCCAGAAAGTGAAGGTGAAGATATTTGAACTGGTGTTAGTACAGCAATAGTTGTTGTAGATACAGAAGAACTTTCATTTCCACCGTACCCTGTATTTGATCCAGAGACAATACCTCCAGTATAAGGAGTAACATAAAAGGTGTATGATGTACTTGCAGATAGGCCTGTAACAGTTATTGTTGTTGTCGGGCTTCCGCTGCCAGCAGATCTAAAGTATCCTTCTTCTATACCTATACCGCTATATGTGTATCTAACCAAGTAGCTTGAAGAGTATGCTCCAGCAGTAAATTGAAGTTTTACAGAATCGTATGTTGTATCTGCGGTTACTACACTTAGGCTAGATATGTCTCTTGCTGCAGAAACGGATTGAGTCTCAGATGTTGAAGTAGATGTAGCTCCTCCAGAAGATGTTGCGGTAACAGAAAATCTATACAAGTTATCAACATTTGGGTATACATCAGATGCATTATCTATTAGCTGATACGTATATGTGTTACTAGATCCTACAGAGGGATTAGTTGCAGTTCCGCTTGATATTGTGGCCCAAGATGAGCCTCCGTTAGAGCTCCTTTGAAAAACATATGATTGCGTTGAAGAGTTAGACCAATAATAATTTGTTCCTGTTAAAGTAATTAACTTAGTAGATGTGTTTGTAGACTGAGACAGTTCTACTTTTTCTGCTATTGATGGTCCATTAATTGTATCAGTGCCAAAAAATATTTTCCAAGCTCCAGCAACCTTTAAATATCCAGCGGCAACATTTTTCCAAGCACCTCCCACTTTTAATTTAATTTGAGAAACAGGTTTCCATTCAGAACCGCCTAAGCCATCGCTGGTTTTTAGTTTAATCGTCATTCATTATCCAATCACGGTGTGTAAAGTAAAACTACATCACCGTTAGCCTCATTTGCTGTTAAATAAGAACTGCTAGAAAACTTAGCTACTGTGCTAGTAAAAATATTTCTTAGTCCACCAGAGTTTGCTGCGCCTGCTCCTGCTGGATCTCCCGCAATTTGTGCAGATCTTGCCACCTTTACCTGTCTTCCAAAATCTTCTTGGTAGTGACCTAAAACCAATCTGCCTGATTCAGAAGTAGAAATAACTCCATAGTCACCAATAGTATCTCTTATAGAAAAATTTCCAGATACTGACTTTATTGTAACATTTCCAACATTAAGGGTTCCATCTACATCCATTTCTCCAGTAATATTTCCGCCTGTTGCAGTAATTATTCCCTCAATGTCTGCATCTGTAGCAAATAGCTGTCCTGATAAATTAACTCTAAATGGCGCTGTTCCATCAGGTCCGTCACTTCCAGACCAAAAAACATCATCTGTTGCAAGTGTTGGGCTATTTATTCCTGCTGTTTGATTTTCAATATCGTCATTTGATACTGATATATATCCTTGGGCAGAGTTTAAAGATATCTTGCCTTGACCAGTTTGTGTTTTTGATATCTCCCCTGGAGTTATAAGCCATCCACCAATATTTGCAGAATTGGTTGTCAATAGACCGCTTGAACCAACTATAGTTGTTTGTCTTAAGTCATTACCAGATTGTCCATTAGAAAATGTAATGCCAGTTGAATTTAGTATGTACCCTGCACCAGAAAGTGAGCCACCCGTATTTGCACTATCAGTTACAGTATTTCCAGTTAGTGTTCCGCTATATATAGATGCTCCCGATGCAATGTCTACGTTTCCACTAAAGGAGCCCTTTTTAGCTTTTAGGTCTCCAGTTACTACAAGAGATGAGCCGTTCCAAGTAAGATAATTATCTGCTCCACCAACTTTCAACGATGCTGACTGAGCTGAATCTATATACCAATAATTGTTTGTATTAAATACTAAACCTCTTTTGCCAGTAGCTACTCCATAACCAAATCTAAAAACTCCTGTATCTGTTCCAGAAACTCCAGCTTCAAAGTATCCAGTTGTAGAAACATTTGTTCCTATGAATGGAGATCCCGCAGTTGATACTGGACTACCAGTTAATGCTTGATATGATGATGAAGTATTATTAAATTCATCGTATGCTGCAATTGCTACTTCATAATTTGTGCCAGAAGCAAGACCTGTTATTCTAAATGCTGTTCCAGTTCCTGGGGAATCTACATAAGAGTAGTTTGATGCTGGAGTAGTTACTGGTCTAAATCTAATCCTATACCCTCGTAAAGTACTATCTGATACTGCCGTCCAAGATATATTTAAGAAAGCATTAAAACCTATTGTTCCAGAATTTTCTAGCCCACCAGTTACTGTTCCAGTTGGAGCAGTAGGTCCTTCATTGTCTACTGTAACTGGAGATATTGGTGTTACTTTTTGTGCAGCAGAGAATGCTGTATAGACTCCGCTGTCTGATGAAAACCTTGCTTTAACCCATCTAGAGTTTGTGTTTAAAGTAATTATATTTGCTGGTGAAACGCTATCAAAATAAACCCTTGAATATGTAACACCTGTTGGTTCAGAGGATGCATTTGATTCATACTCCACAATATCAATTGCATCAAAAATAGATTCAGTTGGCACGGTATATGTTACGCTATACCCGCTTGTTGCTTGAGCAACTGTTATAACTGGTGGTGATAGACTTAGAACATATGCTGGTATTGAAGTATCACATACGCTACTGCTTGTATTATAAAATGGATCAATTGCATAAACACAAACACTAGTAATACTAGTTCTAAAAATTCCAAGAGTTGATCTATTTAAAGATTTTGTTAGTGTAACGGTCTGTGCTGTTTGTGTGCCATTAACTGGAAATGAGCCGTATGGTGTCCGTCTTGTAATTCCGTCTGCGGTAACTTCTAATATAAATTCTGACACATCACTATTATCTACATTGGCATAATCCCAGTCAAACGTAACAACTAAATCTTCTCCAGACCAAACTGCAGAAGTCCCAGTTACTGCTGTAGGTGCTATTAAATCAAATGGTGTTTGTCTCGCTGGCTTGTTATTACTTCCAGGAATTGTTTTTGTTGGCTGAACTAAAGTATTAGCTAATCCTACTGGGCTAACAGATGCTGTTAAACTTTTTCCACCATTAATTAATGGAATACCATCAAAATCAATAATTTCAATTTCAGCACCAGTCCGTGCTCTTGTTTGTCCAATCTTATTCCAAGATACTCTCGGATCGTCAACGCTTATTGGTACTGTTTGATTTTTAGCAACAGACTTTGGACTTTTATAGCTAGATCTTGGCGGTACCTTCGCCATTATTTTGGTCCTATAGCAATCCAGTTTATATAAAAAGTTCTGGTTGGCTTTGGGTCAGTTGCCGTAGATCCACTTTCATCAGCAGCAGCCAGAGGTAATTCTTTTGCCTTTACAATACGAACAGTAAAACTTTCAGGATTGGTTTCAGTAACAGTGCACACGAGCCCAGCATTTCTGGCTGTCATTGTTGGAGGAGTTCCTGCTATAGAAGCTGTTACTACTACAATAGGTTTTGCACTAAAAGCAGCGACTCCAGTAGTAGCTCCATTATCAAAATCTATCTCTTGATAAAACATGCGATTAGTTTCTAGCATTAAATCTTTGCTATCTCCTGTAGTATTAATTGTGACTCTGCCATAAAGCATTTTTTGTGAACCAGGATTAAACTCTTCGTAAATTTCTGTCTCGCCATTCCAGTTTGTAGTGCCAGTGGATAATAGACCATAGTTATTCGTAATAGCGGAAAGAGTGTCACTGTGCTGGTTAATAACATTAATAACTTGGTGCCAAGCAGAAAGATCTATGATATTGGGGTCTGATATTTTAATATATGGCATTTTTATCTCCTGTCAATTAATTATACCACAAAGGACTACTCTTGAATTCTCTTAAGATTAAGAGAAGTTGATAGGCCTTGGCTAAAGTTATGAGATACTGAATGTACCAAATACCTTTGTTCAACAATACCGTTTAAAGAATAAGATAGGGTTACGGTATCTCCTACCTGAATTAAGGGGTTTCCAAATATATTTAAAGATACAGTCTTAGAAAAACCTTCAACACCTCTTTGGACAACCTTTAACATTTTATAGGCTGCCTGCTTAGACTGTATCCACTCTGAGTCTAGCTGAACTGTCTCTGATAGATTTGAGTGGTCTATAATGCTTTCAATAATTTCTGGATCTGAAGGTGCAACAATTTCATGCGTCCATAAATTTAAGTTAACAGTAACGTTGTTTACATCATCAGAATCTTTTTTAAGATGAATCATGTGTGGTGATCCATTTGCTATTGCCATTCTTGCTCTAAATCCAGTGTTGATTGGTGTTGAGTATGCCAAAGAGTATTCATCTACTAGCTTTTTTTGATATTGTCTTTTGTCTATTGCCCTGTTCCCTGGAAAATATCTCATCATATATTCAATTGGAAGAACGTCTACAGATACAGCAGCTGGTGTCTGATATTCAACATCATAATAATTGATTCCAGATACCTCTGGTGTTGTTTGCATAAGATAAGTAGGAGACTTTGTATATAGTGGTTGTTTTTGAACTAGACCGTTTAAAAATTCTCTGTCTTGATAGAAATAGCTTACACTTCTTTCTTTTAAAGGTTTTACAGTGGCATGAATTTCTCTTAAGGTTGCTGGAGTATTAGAAGTTATTGATGGATTACTTTTTGGAGGATATAGGTTAGTTATTTCTTGTGGGAATCTAGAAGCAAAAAATCCAAACTTTGTACCAACTGCAATATCGTTAGGTATTGTTGGTCTTTGTCGCATGCCAGTAATTTTATTTAGCTCTGATGATGCCCAACCATTTGCTGATGGGTTGGTAGTTTCATCATACTCTGTTCCAGGAATTTGCCATCCCGTTATCTCAACATTATTTATAAAAACTAGCAAAGCATTTTTTGGTGCTGCAACTGTTGCATTTTCTCCATCTTTACCATCTGTTAAGTAGTGAGCAACTCTTAAGTTAAAGCATTCATCTATATCGTAAGAAAAAGTAGTTACATCTCCTGTAACAGTTTTCTTTAATACTTTAGCAAAATTATTAATAATGCTAACACACTCAGCGGTAACATCTGCCCAACCTGTAACTACCCCTAAATCATTATATATAATAAGGCTGTAATCATATTTTTGTGGACTATACAAGGATGATGTATTTGGATTAACTCTACTGTATCTAGCAAGCTCTATAAAATATGATCCTGAACTATCACTGGTGCTTGCCATATTAAAAAATAAACCAGCAGCTGCGCCACCATCAGCAGTAAATCTAAACTTAACAGAATATGTTTTATATCCAATGTCTACTTTGGATGTTGGATATACTAAAGATTTATTAGTAGATGTAGCACCTACTGCAATAGCCTTTACTTCTGGCATCTTAGGGTAATCAGTTTTAGTACTGACAATTGAGGTATTAGATGAAGAACTATATGTTTGAAGGTTTAAAGTCAAAGATTTTTCTGATAAACCTTTGCTTGCCAGCGTTGTTACCTTTATATGATCTATTGGAACAGTTCCAAATAAACCACGCTCTACATTAGTTATTTTACCAGTAGGAGTTACCAGAACATCATAGTCTGCAGAAATATATGCTTCTCCTCCTGATACATATGTTCCTGTTGTTGTTCCTAATACTTTAAATGTTGTTGATGTTCTTTCGCTAATAATACCCTGAATATTATAAACAGCTGGAACAACGTCAGCAATCATTACTTTATCTCCGACCTTAAAGGAATTTGCTGATGTATAAGTAATAGCAGTTCCGTTTCCAGAAACAGATGTTATTGTAGATGTTGATGGTCTAAGACCAATATCATTCTTTTTAATATAATTATCTATCTGTGAGGTAAGGTCCACATTATTTTTAATAGATATAAACTCTTCATTGTCCCCGTTAACTTTTGACAACTTATACTCTTTATATGCAAAAGAAACAATTTCATTATCAATAAATGCAAATCCATCATTAGTCATATTAAATGTATGGAAGATGTCTAATAGATCATTATTGTTAAGTTGAAACTTATTTGAATTTACTAGCATATCTGCATCAAGATAATTAAATCCAACAGAGTCAACAGTTTGCTGGCTCCAGACAACATCATTTGAAGTTGTGTATATAAAAGAAGGAGAGTTTGCTATAGCGTCATCTGTTACATTTTGAAGAGATGGAGACTGTTTAATTTTTGGTGTTTGATATCTTAAAGAGATCTTACCTGGCTTGGCATTGTTTGATATACTAAATCCATTTTGCATAATGTTTCCATCTAGCAAAGAAAGGTTAGATCCTGAAGATGAAAGTATATCGTACAAGCTTAAAAATCTCATGACTCCATACTCATCAATATATGCACCAATTTGATAAGCTACAAATAATTCATTTAAACATTCTATTATTGTTGAATCTTTAGAATTACAGTAATAGTATGAAAGATCTAGTGGTGCACTCGTGCTATTACATACAGAATAAAGAGAGTCATAATCATAGTCTGTAAAACCAGATAGGTCTAAGATGTTTGTTATAATCTCAAATACCGATTTTCGGTTAACAACATAGTCTGTTACTGGCTTTGATTGTAAATACCTAGAGACATCAAAACACTGAACTGTAATATTTTGAATATCATTTTCAGCCCAAGAGTCTGAATAAAAAACTCCGCCAGGAATATAGGTGTTTGATGTTGTGCTTGAGCCTGGTGTTGAGTATGATGCAAGATTAAAATTAATATAAAACTTAATATTTTTTCTTAGCATGTTTGCCAGGATTGTAGAAGACTGATTGCTTTGGCTAGAAAAAATTGGGACTATTGTTGATCCAGCCATAGCGGGTATTCCAGATAAAGTAATCTGAGCATCATTGGTGTTTAGAGAAGAGATTGGTAGTAACTCACTACTTCCATCCAAAGATTTACTAATAGATAATGATTCAACAAAGTCTGTTAAATCAATTTCAAGTCTTGGAGAAATCTCTACTACATGCATTCTTTTTAAATCAGATACTACATTTGATGAAGGTGAGGGAATTACTGTTGGTGTTGAGGTGCAATTTACTGTATAGCTTATTGTCTGAGTAGCAGAAGTTCCTTGCTGATTTTTCCCAGAATAAACAGTAAGGGTTAGGCTATATGTTGTTCCACAAGATCCTACTCCAAGGTAGGAAGATGTGGCTGATTTTGAATCTCTTGTGTTAAAACTTCCAGAAGTTGTTGTAGTCACTTTAAAGGATGCTCCGTTAGAGTAACTAAACGAAGCCCATACTGGTTGAGTATTATTGCCAAATGTTAGAGAGTTTCCAGTGGGGGTTGCAGGCGAAGCAGAAAATGAATTGATTGTTGGTCCTCCAGAAGTTGGCGCTGTTTCTCCTGTAAACTTTAAAAATTCTGTGTTGGTTGTTCTGTCTATCTGTGTCACCGTTATTTTGCTAAAGGATGTAGATAGGTATAAAGATCCAGAATCACTAAACTTTGGCATTGATGACCATTTTGTTTTAGTCCAAGCAGAACCAGTCCAGTACAAAATTAATACACCATTACTTCTGCCACCTTCTGAATTATTTGGAGGGGATATATCTTGACTACCGTCAACTGTAATAGTTGCTCCATCAATAGCTATATTTACTAATGGAACTGTCATTAAAGTATTAAACTTAATAACAATCTTATTAGTAGTAATTGCTTTTTCATAAATAGCAGTAATATTTCTTGAATCGTCATCTGAAACAAAATATTTATATGAGGATGTGTCTGTTGGTAAAACATTCTTTAAGACTGGGATTGGTTTAGAAGAAAGAAAAAACCTTGGATTTTGCAAAATTGGTGTGACTGGAGAATAGGTAGAAACCGAATAGTTCTTAATAACTGAAGACGTAATTTTTCTAAAGTTAGTAGGAAATGTACAGTTTACATTACCTGACTGGACATATGATTCGCCTGGTCTAAAATATGTAAATGGCATTTCTGTTGGAAATAAAGAACGGTTTTGATAATCAAAGTGGGTAGTAGCATATACTTCAGGTACCGTAAAATATACTATTGGATTATTTTTTTCACCGCTTATGGAGTTAGCTGTGATGGTGTATACAAAGCCTGCAAAGGTGTTATCAGGGCTTTGGGAGCCTACGTAGGTAATAACCTTGGTCCAGCCTAGGGAGTCTGCCTCAACCTGCTCAGAGCCGTATTCAAGATCTGAGTTTTTTCCTGATGCATTGATCATTACTGGTATAGGACTGCTAGTTTTTACATATGTTATTACTTTATATGCCGAGCTAGATCCGCCAGATACGGTATAAGATGTTGAACCTGTACTGACCATATCTAGCGGGGCTTCCAGAGTTGTAAAAAAAGATTGACTAGTACTACCAATAACACTAAAAGAAGAATTGTATGCATCAATACTTACAGTATATGCTGTGCCTGATGATAGTCCAGAAAATGTATAGCTTGTCCCTGTTGGAACTGTGTCAGATTGACCATTTAACTGAACTCTATAAAATGAAGTTCCCGTTGGTGGATTAGACCAAGACACATTAATGGTAGTTAAGTTTACAACTGAACCTGTTATAGCAAAGGCACTTGCGCTTGGTGTTGATGTAGTAACTGGTGTTGGTGTTGGACTAACTGGCGGAAACATTGCAAAGCTTTTAGTAGTAAAGTTAGGCTTAGCTCCAGAGGTTACATCAGTTGGTAAAGGGGATATTGGGACTACGGTTAGCTTTGTGCCAGTGCCAGCGGTAGTAATATATGGAGCATTAAATAAATTATGATTCCACTCTGCAGAAACTACTGGTGTCAAAGTTATTGAGTCTGAGCCTGTAAAGACTGAAGAGCTGACATTACTTAACATTATACCTCCGTAAAGTCAATGCTCATACTAACGTAGTCTGACACCTTTGTTCTATTAATAATACTCTTAGAAAACTTTTCCATAAAAACAGTATATACTTCAGAAGCATTTTGTGCAGTAACAAAGTTACCTGATGAATCAAGCTCAGAGGCAACAACCTTTAAATAAATAGGAGAGCCTACATTGGACTTATAAAATGATTCAAGCCAAGCAGCACTATTATTTAAGTCAACTGTCTCAGATGTTTTTGATGGAACATACGACCAAGAAACCGATATATTCTTTTTTTGAGCAACTATATATTTTCTCATCTTACCATTAGCCATTCTAGCCTGGGTTTCAATAATCTCTGTAGAAATACTAATAGGATCTCTATTATGGTCTGTAAGTTTTTGCCAATTAGAATTATCTAGGGATAGCTGGATTCCAGCTTGTAGTAAGTACGCCATTATAAATTAACCTTATTAGTCTTATTATTTTTGCTTACTTCTAGCTTTAGCTTTCTCATAACTTCATTTGCTACAATTTCTGGGTTTGCGCTATTACTTGTTACAGGCATATTTATATTATACACTGTACCGCCAGAGTTTGCGCCCACTGTTGCGGTACCGTTATTAATTGCATCCATTGTTTTAACACCATAATCTCTTACAGATGATGCTTTAACAACATATTCTCCATTTGAAACTCTAATTGATCCTCCACCAGCATAGCCAAGTGACGCTGTAATTGAATCTGATATTCCTGTTCCTGGTCCCCTGATAAGTCCACCATTGGCAAATTTAGGAATTCTAAGCTTTCCTTTATCTATAAATCCTCCAGTTGCACCAGTAATTGCATCTCCAGCGCTACCTGGAAATGAACGATTAAATGGTGATACAAAAAGAGAGGCACTTTCGGACATAGCCCAAGGAAATCCTGCTGGATAATCTGGGGTTAACGTAAGTCTCTGCAAGTCAAAAAGATCGTCTGGAGATACATAGCTAAGGCCTCTTAGAAAATATGGATAGGTATTGTAAGTACGGTTTGGACTGTTTCTCCAGGCAGTTAATTCGTCCTGGGTTTGGTTTCGGGGCATGACACCAGTTTGGCGAGATGCAAAGGCGGCAGCTTCAGTTTCTAAGTCTTTAATTCTTTGTAGTTCTGATAAAGCACTTGGATCTACATATCCGTCATTTCCATATGGGAAGTTCTTTGATGTACGAAATGGATTTTTAAACCATGCTACAACTTCTGGTCTAAAATTTGCATCCTGATACTCTTGCCTGCGAAGCAAATCATCCCGCTGCCAACCAATTGTGGAGTTGCGCTCAGCTGCAAACCATTCTTCCAGTGGACTCGCGCTGGAAACCATCCCGCTGGCGCGAGGGTCATCAGATTTTTTAGGCTTTTTAGGCTTTTTAGTTATTTTAGGTATTTTAGGTTTTTGAATAAGTTTTTGCACAGTTGTTTTTAAACTAGAAAGACCTGGAAGAGTAGGGTTATCTACAAGACTAGCCATACCTGGAAGATCATAAATCTTATCATATGACATAAACCCACCAATTTTAGGAGCTGATGCTTTGCCTCCTGTGTCGCTCAGAGTATGAGAATGTCGTATTCTAGTAATTGCAGCTGCTTTATTATATAAAAAAGTTGAAAGACCCTGGTTTTGATAAGCTTTATCTGTATAGCGATAACCAATAGCTCCCGTAATTGGATCATAGGTTATAGAAGCGGCTGTTTTTCCAGTCAATGGGTCTATAACCTCTACTTGGTGGCGGGGATGTCGCCATGGGCTTAGTGACTCCCGTCCAAGGCCAGATCCTGGGTCTTTTATGGTTGAAAGAAAATCGTCTATAACTGGAGCATCTGCTTGATTCAAAGTATGTTTAGTAAACCTATAAATAAAGCTTTTATCACCCATCGTAAAAGGCTCTTCTATGACTGCTGGCAAAGCTTTATTTTCTGCAATAAGTTGTTTAGAGGTCGCACGTGGTAAATCCATTAGTGGGATAAAATTATTTAGTTTTGCTGCTAGTAGTGCCTCCCAATGTGCAAGGTCAAGTCGTGCTGCATCACCTTCTGGGAATAATAGTCTGCCTGATGATTTTATATCTTCAAACTTTTTTCTAGATACAGCGACCTTTTTCTTAAGTGCAGCGTTTGGATCAAATTTAGATTTAATGGATTGTAACATACCTGTAAGTCCAACGCCTGCCTCTGATTTGTATGCTGCTAGTGCAGTTTTTTCAGCAGCTTTTTCAGAAGCTATTTTTGCAATCACTTCTTTACTAATTCCAATGTTGCCTATACGTGTACCAATTCTACCCCATGGAAGAATTCCTGCAATATCAAGTGTTTGCTGCAACGCCATTTCAGGTGCAACTGATCCAAACCCTTCTTCTTGAGATCTTTTAATCCATTCTTCTTCTTGATTTCTATTTGTAGATGTCAGATAAGGAGTTCCTGGAAGGTCAAGGCCAGCAAAACGTAACATTTTCATTCCTTGGTTTACTGCTCCCATTTGTGCTAATCTGTCTACCCATGTAATACCTGGAAAAATGAAATTCTTATATGCATCGTAAGGAAGATCTACTACTCCATGGATATCTTGACCACGTAGATCTTTTCCTATTCCATAAGCCATAGGGTTAAAGATATCCTTAAAGCCTTGAAATGGTTTCTCATCTGGCTGCATTGACTTTGGTAGCGATTGCCAAGACTTAAAAATATTCTTTGGAGTTTCTTTCTTTGCCAACCAATCCATATTATTTTGATTTCCTTGACTTGAATAGTAGGCTGCAGATCCTGGTGCAAACTTAGTTCCAGCCACAGAGCTTCCATGTCTATGTCCTGCTAGTCCACCTTCATGGAATCCTTTAGCTTTATCTAATCCACTATCAGTTATGTATTTTTTAAAGTTTTGCCATTGTAGAGAATTTTTGATCTCATCTGGATTTGTCCTTGCTGGTGGTTTAAATCTTTGAAGACCTTCTGCCCACCCAAGATAAACATCCTTTGTTGCTTGTGGCATATTTGGAGAGTTTTCTACAAGACCCCTTAAAAATGATGGATTAAGTCTCATAGGCATATTTAAAGCATTGTTTTCAAATTGTGCGTAACTGCTAAAATACCCTCTTAGACCGCCATAACTTGGGCCGTATGGGTTTCCAATTTGTAATGCTAGCTTTTTATCTTTTATCTTTTTGCTACTCATAAATTTGGTATATGCTTTAAAAGTACTTTCATCAGCAAAAGCTTCAGCTGCGCCACCAAAATAAGTAATGGAGTCATAGTCTTGTAAAGTGATTGCACGGTCTTCCCAGGCTGCTAATCCCATACCCTTTTGTTTATTTTCTGCTGTTACAAAAAGTGATTCGTATTCATCTGCTAAATCTTTTTTACCGTCTTTTCTTAACTTTGCAATTGTTTTTCTAAAAGAGTCGTGTAAAACATCCATATCAAAATGGTGCATTGTCTCATGTATTGCAGTGTTACCCTGTACTTTATACTTTGAGTTAAACAATATGTGTGGTAGCAAATTTTCATAATTAGAAGATTTATCACCAAACCTTGGAATATATTGTCCGCCAACTCCTGCTGGCAATTCTTCCTTTTTTATTTTTGGTAGGGGTACATCTCCTAATGTATCAGATAAAAACTTTTCAACTTGGTTAGGCTTTATGGCTTTACCAGCTTGTTTGCCAACAAATAACTTAGAAATAAGTTTACCAATACCACCAAGAATATTGCCTGCAAGACCTCCGCCAGCAAGCATAAGCGGTCCAAGTCCATATGCTCCCATGCCCATTCCACCCATAGAAGCTCCAGAGCCTGGATAGCGCATTGGATCTTTGTCTATACCCATTCCTGAACCAAAAAGTTTGTTTGGCTGCTCTTGCATTTGATGCCAGTAATCTGATATATCTTTTGTCTTTCCAGCAAAGTTAAGTCCTGGAATTTCTGTCCCGCCCCAAAGGTCTTTACCCTTTGAAGGATTGTATCTTAGCTCGCCCCATCTGCCTGTGCGTGAATTTCCTGTTGGTTTTCCATTTAAATAATTTGGTAGGTCTGGGCGCCATGGGAACAATGGAAGTTGCTGACTAGAACCAGGTTTTACTGGTCCACCCTCAGCAAGATTCATTATTTCGTAAATGTCACGCATATTTGGAACAACTAGTGAATTAGGAATATAGGTGTTTCCACCCATGTTATCTTTATAGTATCTATTTTTTATTTTTAAGCGATCCCCTAAAAATTTTCCTGGAAGAGAGCCTGCATCCTTTTTATTTTTTATAAGCCCACCTTCTGCAAACCTTCCAGCATTAAGTGCATCAAGTGCACCTACCCCATACTTCTTAACAGATTTTGCTTTAACTACATACTCGCCATTTGAAAGTAATGCGGGTATGGAATCAGAAGTACCAGTCCCAGCACCTCTAATCATTCCTCCACTAGCTTGTTTTATTACATCTTTCGCTTTTTCCTTCTTAGGAATCCTGTTAACTTCTGATCTAGCAAGAGAAGCTCCACCTCTAATTTCTTCTGCTCTAGCCTTTAGTCTAGCAATTTCAGCATCTTTTATTCTTATCTCTGTGTCTTGATCAAATTCCATTTGTAGGTTTTGTGCTTGCTGTTCAAGAGATGCTGCTTTTATATAGTCTCCAGAGATCTTTGCCAATACCACTTCATTGGCAAGACCCTTCATCTTCATTTGAAGATCTATATGTCTTTGTGATTCATCATTAACACTCTTTTGTGCATCACGTTTTGCTTCAAGTCCCTTGATTTCTGCATCAAGAACCTTTAGGTATGCTTCTGAAGATTTGCTTAGCCCATCAACTCCATCTGTAGGATCTGTGTAATCTGTTACTTCTGGATTAAGAAATTCTTTATACTGCTTATACGAATCTGTAAAATTACTAGACTTTAAATATGCTTGAATCATTTCAAGAGGTGAGACTTTTCTCATTCCTTGTGATCTAGCCCAGTTTTTAATAGCATCTGCTGTTGTAAGCTGTAATGCAAGATTCATCATAATAATCTTGTCAGCTGTCATTGCAGCCTCATCACCGCTTTCTTTAAAAATAGTTTTAATTTCAGCTAGTCTAGCAATTGCATCTGGATTTTTGCTTGCATTAATAGCAGCACTTAAAGCCACTACCCCAACTTCTGCAGTTACAGAAGATGATTTTAATCCATTAACTCTTTCAATAATTTGATCAAAGCTTAAGCTACCATTGCTTGTAACACTAAATAAATCAAGCATTTGATCTGCAAGAATTTTTTGAATATTTGTTAAATCACCGTATGACTTGGCTATAGCACCTGTATATTGTGTTCCTGCAAAGAAAGAATCACCAGCTTTTCTATTTGCTTCTGCAACCTTATCTAGACTTACTGTTGTTGCTGTTTGTGCATCTACTACATCTTTAGAAACACTTTTCCAAACTTCTGCAAAGTCTTTAGTTCTATTAGCTGCTGCTAAAAGGCCTTGTACATATTTTTCTGCATTTTTTGGGTCAAGCCCACCAACTGATATAGCTGTAGTAACCTGAGATCTAATTGATCCAGTTAGGCTTCTTAAACTTAATTCGCTATCTGATATATTTTTAATAAATATTGCCAAAGGATTATCTTCTGGAAGTTTACTTATTGCATCAACTACGGCTTGAACTTCTGGAGATAGCATCCCAAGGCTGTCTTTTAAATTATTTGAGGCTAATACAAGATTTGTAATTTTTATCTCTGTGTTTAAAGCTGTATCTCCAAGTAAGGATATAATTTCAGTGCTTGGAGTAAATGTTGCTCTTACGCTTGCTGCATGCTCATTTTGTTTTTTAATTAATGCAGTAAGTGCTGTTGTTACTAATCCAATAGATGCTCCAGCTAGTGGGCCCCATTTTCCAAACATCATTCCTAAGCTTGCGCCTGCGAGTGCTCCTTGAGCCATACCCTTACCAGCAAAGTCTGGAAGCATTGAAAGAGCCATGTTTGCTCCAAGAATACCCATTCCTCCCCCTTTGGAGGCTAATCTTTGTATTCCTTTTGGTTTTACTTGAGGAGGATCTTTAGGATCTGGAGGAACAATTGGCAATACCGTCATTCCTGGCTGTGGTGTAGCTCCAATTGGTGCTGGTCCTTGAGCTCTTGTAGCTACTCTACGTGCTCTTCCACTTTGTTTTCTAAGTTCTTTATCTCTTGCTGCTGCATAAGCTCTTGCATCATCTCTTCCATCTTGTGCTGCAAGTCTATGTGGACTTTTTCTGTCACGACTAGCTTCGTATATGTCTCGTGTACCCTTTTTTACTCCTCTGTCATAAGCCTCTCCGTCTTTTTTGCCTCTTTCCATTACTGCTCTTGCAGTTGCAACAGACCCCGATTTTCTAGGATCACTTTCTAATGTAGAAATGTCTACAGCTCTTGGAGGAAATACATGACCCATTTGTAAGTCTGCAGCAGACTTTCCAGTCATTCTTTCATATAGCCTTTTTGCTCCTGGACGAATTCTTGTATAAGATCTAAGTCCAGTTAGTCTGGATTTAAAGGCTCCACGTCTTGATCTATTTGGTGCTGTGCCACCTGCTTCTCTAGAATCAGTTGGGATGGTACCATATACATCTTCATCTAAACCAAAAGTTCTTCTTACTACAGCACGCTCTTTTGGTGCCGCTATAGAATCAACCTGCTTTTCTACTGATTTTCCAGCAGCAGCCCAAGATTTACGCATTCTTTCGTTCTCATCTTTTATATCTGCAAATGTTGTATTATATTCTGTATTTAATCTATCTACAAATTGTGATGTAATTTGTTCATATTCTCTGTATATACCATCAAATCTTCCAGATGATATCTGTGATGATGTTGGAGCTATTCCTCTTGCCTCTCCTATTCTTAAAGCAAGAGGAGAAAGAACTGATGGAGTATTAGTAGTGCCAGCACGTCCTGCCATATTTTCTGCAGCAGGCTGTAGTCTTATGGCATGCTCTGGATAGATAGGAAGTTCAGTAGCACCTAGTTTTGGTTTTCCAACGTCATATCCTGGAATCTTATCAGCAATCATTGCATTGATAATGCTGCCATACTTTTGGCTCATCTTAGTTGGTATTACTGTTTCTCCAGGCATTAGGAGTGCTAGTTCTGAATCTTCATTTCCTATACCGCCAACAGTTGATGGTCTTCCGCCTGCAAACTTTTTAATTGGCCCACGAGTAATTGGTGGACCTACTGGAACAAATTGTGATTGAGCAGCAATAGCTCTTTGGTATGCCCTTGTTAGCGCATTAACTGCTGATGCCTCAGAGGTGAATGTCTGTGCAAGCTTTGTGTGAACCTGATCAAGAGATGCTGCAACGGCTGCTGCATTTCTTTGTTCAGTAGTCATGTACTTAACTTCAGATCCTAATACTGCAGTTGACTGTCCAGTTTTATTAAATGCTGATTTTAAGAATGCAAAAAGTTTAACCATATTTGCAAGACCGTTCATGACTAAACCAGCTGTCATCAAGAGTACTGGGCCAAGACCAGCAATCACTGCAGTTAGAGTAACTATAATCTTTTTAGTAGTTGAACTTAAGCCATCAAACTTTTCTAATATATTTGTAATAAATTTAGCAATTGGTGTGATTCCTTTTAAGAATTCTTCTCCAAGTGGAATAAGTGCTAGTTTTAAATTTTCAACAGAACTTCTAAATTTATTCATGGCAGACTCTGAGGTCATGCCTAATTCTTTTTCTGATAAGGCTGCAAGTTGTTGAACCGATGATCCAGCTAAATCAAGAACACGTGATGCTTGAGTTCCTTCTTTTGTTACGTTTGCAAACAATGTAGAAAGACGTGCAAACTGGAACTTTCCAAACATTTGCTCAATGGCTTGAGCTCTATTGAGTGGATCTAGTTGGTTAAGTGCTGTAGCAAATTCAACAACAGTTTTCTTTAGGTCTCCTTTATTATCTACAACTATTTTCTTTACATTTATTCCAAAACTTTCAAGCATAGCATTTGCTTTACCAGTTGGGTTAATCATAGATGCAAGACCAGACTTAAGTGCGTTAGCTCCTTCTGAGGCGTTAATTCCACCTTCTTTCATTGCTGTCATTAAGAATGCTAAATCTTTTACATCTCCGCCAAGTTGTTGAATAATTGGAGCTGCTTTTGGAATAGCAGTTGATATGTCATCAAGGGATAATACGGTTTGGTTTTCTACTGCGTTAAGAAAATCAATTGATTCCGCAAGATTTTCTGAAGACATTGAAAAAGCATTTTGCAAAGAAATTGTTGTTTCAAGTGCTTTTTGACTTTCTACTTGGCCAAGGATGGAAAGTCTTGTTGCTGCAGTTGTTTGTCTTGTTAGATCAACACCTTTAAAGCCTGCTGCTGCAGCTTCTGCTGCTAAACCAACTGTGGTTGAAACTGCGATACCATACTTAGTAAATTCTTTTCCAAGTTCTTGAATATCTTTTAATGCTTGTTGTGATTCTCCAGTTGGTGTAAATAAATCTCCGTAAACCTTTTTAAATCTAATTGCCTGTGTTTCCATATCCATAAAGGTTTTTGCAGCAGCTGAACCAACTGCGATAAGTGGCAAAGTAAAACCAACCATAAGCTGGCGTCCTGCCCATTGGGTATTTTTACCAAAGTTAAGAAGGTTAGTTGAACCCTGTTTTAAAAGCTGGTTGAATATTGCTTGTTTTTGAGCAGCTATCTGTGTTCTTGTTCCAAGATCAGTCATGTCAAGAGATAGAGGTCTGACAGCAATTGCCTTCATTGCTCCGCTAGCGTCACGACCCATACGTATATACTGTGTCTGTAAATCTTTTACATTTTCTCTTGCTACCTTGTTTATCGTGTCTTGCTCAGTCTTAAATAATCTACCGAAAGTTTTTGATGCACCTCCAGCAAATCTAAAATATTCTCCTAATGAGAATTTATTTTTTTCTAGACTACTAGTAAAAGACTCAGTAGTAGTTTTTATTGTTCTTATCTCTGCTGCAAATCTGCCAGTAGCATTTACTGAATTTATTAATGTTTGTTGAAATTGAGCAGAGACTGCATTAGCTGCAGCGCCACCCTTAGCCATTGAGGAATGAAAGGCTGATATCTGTCTCTGTAAATTTTTGATACTGGCAAGTGCCTGGGTCGTATCAATATTTACTTGAATATTAGACTGAGTATCAGCCATTCACTATACCTCTTTATTTAGTTATTATTCATTACCGTTGAACATTGCTGCTGCATCAGAAATCTTAATTCCTGAAGCTACTTCAACAATCTCATAAACGGTAGGCAAATCAATGTTCTCTTCAAGTACTGAAATGTCTGTAGATAGCTCTGGCTTATACTGCTCCATTGCAATTAGAACACATTCCATTAGTAAGTCAATAGACTTCTCGTTGTCGTCTACTACTGCTGCAATACCCTCAAACTTTTTCATAAACTTTCGTAAAAGTGAAATCTTAAGCGGTCTTAAGGTTATTTCTGTACCATCAATTAGCTTGATCTTTTGCGCTTCATGCACAGTTGTTGCCATGTTGATCCCTCCCATAGGTTAAGATAATTATACCATAAGGGATGGGTCTCTTGCGTCTTCATATTCAAGACCAAACCCAATACCAAAACCAGCCTTCTTAGCATTCTGCCCCTGCAATGATAATATGTCATTGCTATCACTTGTTGCTCCACCACTAAATACTCTAGCCTTCATATCTTCCCATTCTTTTTGACCACGATCTGAACCTGATGCTTCATCTAGATCAACTCCTTGAATAGCTGCAAAAAATTTCTTTTCTTGATAATCTAGCTCTCTCTTGCTTGATATAATTGCCATAATCTCTGACAAGGATAGTGATGCTTCTAGCTCTTTATAATCTTTCCATATACCAAGCAAAAATACTTCAGACTCTAATTTTGCTAAATCAAACTCTTCCCAGGATGGTCCTGGGTCTCCCTTTTGGACCTGTGTCTTAATGTCTTCTTCTGATTCCTCGCCAACTTTAATATTTCCAGCAACATCTAGTATTTCATGTACGGTTGGTAGGTCTATATTGTCTTCTAAGTCCTGAATGCTTTTTGATATTTGAGGATAGTACTGCTTCATTGCTATTCTAGTGCATTCTACTAAAACCTGCATTGCTTCATCATCGTTTTTGGTTTGTTTAATGTTGTTAAAAGCATCCATGAATTCTCTTAAATACTTAATTTTAAGAGGCATTATTTCTACTTCTGTGCCGTCAAATAAATAAATATTTTTTGTTTTATATATTTCTGTAGCCATGGTGTATTAAGTTTACCATAAAACAACAAAGCCTGCCTCCGAAGAGACAGGCCCAGTCGCTACTTTATTATTAAATTATGAAGCTGGTGTCCAAGTACGATCAACGATCTTACCATATGAACCAGATGTGTCCTCTGGAAGTAGACGGAAAGAAACTTCAAACATTGAAGCCTCGTCACGCTTTGCAGATACTGTTACATTCTCAATTGAGAGTGCACGGTAGGCTGAGTATACTCGCTCTACGTATGCAGAGTCTTCACAGTCGCCTGTTCCTGGACCTACTGCAACAATACCACGCTCAACTGGACATTCGCCAATATCTCCTGCAGAAAGGTCAAGTGCTCTTCCTGCGCTTGAAGCCTTATTACCAGTTAGCTTTGCATCTGAATATGCAAGAGCCAAAAGGAGATTTTCCAATGTAGCTTCAGCAAATGCTGTTGCAAGATTTACTTGCATTCCTTGCTTGTAAAGTTTTGCAACGTCAAGAATTTGGTCTACCTGTACTTCGCCGAAGTCAGGTTGGAACTGCAATTCAAGACCGTTCATTGTGTAACCAATGTTTGTGTAGTCTGCATCATTTGTGAGTGTGTCTCTAAAGCTTTTTGCTGCTTCTGGAGCAGTTAATGTTGCTGAAGTTAGTGTTGTGTCACAAACGAATAGTGCTGCTGCACCAACAATAATGTTACTTGATGTACCACGACTATAATTAGCCATTTGTTTTACCTCTTTCTGTTAGAATAGATATTTAGTTGTACGGCGTTATGTTTCCTCAGCTTAATTATAACAGCCTTTTATATGACTATTCTTTTAGTCTTTCCGTTGATTGTTGTTATGCTATATCCTTGGCCAGACGTAGGAAGGGATTCACGAGTCCAGTCATTTGAGTTCAGCTCTGGCATCTGGTGGTACTCAAAGTCAATAATCATCTTATTTCCCCCATAGGTACGAGCAGTTCCAAAGTCTATAATATCTCTTGTTTCTTCCAGCTGGTATACCTTGAAGTTATGGAAATAAAACATATTTTCTATTAAATCTGGTACACCTTCAGTTCCTACATTTATAACTCTATTTGAGCACCAGTTATTTATTTCTTCCGCTGTCTCATCTAGACGATCCATAAGTCTAAAGACAGACTCTTGAATTTGAACCATATTTACGATTGTATTTTCTGCAGTTGCATAAAAATAATATAGTATTTGTTCAGCTTTTATATGTGGCATAGACTTACGATTCATCTTAATCAGTCTATCCCAGGTACCCATTACCCCACCTGCTGGAAATGATCCAGTTAGGTCATCTAGTATAGATGGCGTTGATGGAAATAGTGGTACTTCAATATTAGTTAGCAATGGTATATTTGCTTCAAGATATTTATTAATCCAAAGCACTGGAGTATTTAAGAGTGAATCATTTGCCATTATTTAATCCCCGCATTTGCTATCCACCTATAACCAACCTGTAGACCCTTTGATCTTCCCATTGTTTTTCCTGCTGCTAAATTTTGCTTGTAAACCTTTGGATTATTTAAATGTTCATAAAGACCGCTTGTTTTTAAAAATGCTTGCGTAAAGTATCTACCAAAAAATGTGTTTACAACTTTTTCAAAAGATCCAGTTGTTTCTGTTCCACCAGGTGATTGTACTACAACCTCGCCTTTAGTAAAGATTGTTTCTCCCCCATCTTCAAAAACCAACACGTTTGATCTTGTTGGTCTAATGTTTACTGGAGTTCCTTCTTCCATAATTTTAGCCTTGTTATAAAAAGGTACCGATGAGCCATCCTTAATTGATGTTGATTGCTTCATGTTGGACACAAACGAAAGGCCAAGGTTGCTTATTGTATAGTTTATTTCATATAGACGTGCATCAGGACTTCCCACTTTAGACCATTCATAAATATGGTGTAGTGCTTTTGGATTTACCCTGGCATTTGAGTCAATATATTGTTCTAATAATTCTTTAGTCATTATTCCAACATTGTTTAAAAACTTTGTTTTTCCTGCTTTTACACCATCCAAAAATCCAACTGAGTAGTCTATAATATTTTTCATTTCTTTCTTAAATATAGCATCATTCATTATAACTTTCATTATAGGTCACTTGCCTGATTCTCTGATCTTCTTAGAACAATCTTGTAGTATTCAACATTGCCAAATGGACCAACTACAGGCTCGTTTGAAGCTATTTCATAAAGCGTAGATTTTCCATCTCGTGATCCAGAAGTTTCCATGTATATGTTGTTTTGCTGGTTTGTTCTAATATTTGTAACTAAAATATTTGTAATTGAATTTCTTGCATTGCTAGAAGATATTCTGGCATCAGTCTTTGTTCTTCCAAGTAAAATGCTTTCCTTGCTTATATTGACATTTGGTGTTACTTCTTCTGAAGCTGCTTGCCCAGCAGCTGAAAAATTACAGGTTATAGATCTATCAAGAACCCATTGCTTTTTTAAATTACCGTAAGCGCCTTGCTCAACAACAGGATAGTATATGTCTGCAAGCATTGGGTAGATAAAGTCTGTTGTTTCGCATTGCATTAAATTATACCTATTTTAGTTATATTCTTCTTATATTTTTCAAGAATCTTATCAACTATCATATTGCCAGTACCGTCAAACATCATCTTGTCAAACTGAATTCTAAACTGATCAGTATTATATGATGTAACATATCGTTTGTAATAATCTAATTTTCCACACTTTAAGTCTTCAATCAAAAGATTTGTTGCATACGCAATATCAGCTGGGACAGTCCTATACCCTATCTCAAGAACCATAGTATAGTCATATCCAACTGGGAAGGCTACTCCAGCATATCCATAAAAAGCTAGATTGCCAGAGGAGACTGGAAGCGTTATTGGCTTGCCCTCTGCACGATTGTATCTGTCTGTTTCAACTCTTTGAATAGCTGATTTATCAAGGGTAACTATATAATCATAATCTCCAACAGTTGCATCGTTAACGTCGTATACAAGTTCATTATTTTCGTAAACCTTTAATACCTTGTTTAAATTTTCCCAGACTGGGAAATAGTCTGACCCTAAGCCAGAGGTTTGAATAATATGCTTTTCGTTATAAAAACCATCAACTATGTGGGAATCAATAATTGATCTTGAAACAAGCTCAAGCATTTTGTACTCTGCAATTTCTGATGCTGCTGTTGCAAGTGTAGATGGGTCTACATATGGTCTAATTATGTCCAAGTTGCTATCTAGAACGAGAACCCCCGCCGTGGTCTTAACTTTAAATGAAAATTTTCTATCATACTCCAATTTGCTTTGCGGTATTGTATAAGTTATTTTTTTACTTGCATTTGATGTCACTGTTACTGTATCTACAGAATTATCAATTAAGTCTTCAATATAAATAACGTAGCTTGTGGTTGCTGATGGTACATCCCATGTGGTTACAATTGGGTATGGTGGTATTCTTAATATTTCCATTATTTACCGTATGCTCTCTTCACTTCTTCTGGTGTAGCTGAACGAACAGACTTGTTGGTTATCCATTTTTCAGCCTCCTCTGTAGTGACTATATTGTATCCCTTTACAAGGGCTCCTACACCATTCCAGTGAAGATTGCGTAGTGAGTATACGGCAGTCTTTTCTTGTGGTGCTTTTGTATTAACTGTTACTTCTTTGGTTTCTCTTGGCACAAAGCTAAAAATTACTTCTAATATTTCTCTTTTTGTACTTACCCCAAACAGGTCAATATTGTTTTTCTTTGCATATGATCTTAGTTCAAACACAGTCTTATTGTTTAATTCATCTATTAATGACATCGTGACCTCCACTGCTATTATATCAGAATATGACTAAGAGGGACAGATTTTACTCTGCCCCCCTTAATCTATTGCTAAGTATTAATTAGGAGTTTGCTGCTGCATCTGCGTAAGCAACTGCATCAAGTTCTTCCCATTGGATACCAAAGCGTACGAATACTGTGTATTCAATTGTGTCCTTCTTTGGCTGGTATGTACGGTTTACAGTGATATCACGCTGGAATCCCCATACACGGTTAGCTGGGAATGTAAGATCTACATAGCCTGCTGGGTAGTAAGGTACTTCCATGACGTCAATTCCGAGAACACGTGTTGTACGTGCTCCACCGAATGTCTGTGCTGCGCCATCAAGGTAAGCCTGACGGTTTGCCTCTGTGCCTGGACCCTTGTTAACAAAGGCGTCAGCGATTGCATCTGCAAGTGTACCGTTATTCTTAACGATTCCCTGGAATGCATCTGTACCTGCGTAGAACTTAAGATTATTCTTAACTGCACGGTACTTACGTGGCATTGCAAGAATGATATCCTGCATTACGTTTGTTGTCCAAGCATCGTCTACAACTGTTACTGCTGATTCATGAGCATCAGATGCGTCTCCTGCTAGTGAAACGAAGCCTTCCATAATGTTTAGGAATGCGTCTCCGCCTGCTCCTGTACCATTAATTGCAAGATCTTCAATATCGTTAGCAAAAGCATTGGTCATCAAGCGAACTAGATGATCTTCCAATGCTGCTCCTTCAATATTGTCTTCAAGTGCTTCTGTTGAAACTTCCCAGTCAAGACGAATCTTCTTGGTTGTAAGTTCTACCTTAGAGAATGTTGCGCCTGCATTTGAAAATGTAGGCTGTGCCTGTGCTGCTGCACGGATGACACGCTCTCCAACGTTGACCTTCTCAAGCTCCATTGTGTTAGCTCTCATTGTGACTTTACGGCCATCCTTGGCTAGTACAGTTGCATCCCATACATAATCAATAAAGCGACGAGCCTGTTCTGGTGCTAGAATACCACCTGGTGTACCAGATGGATTTACTGCATTTGCTCCAGTTGTAACTCCATAGTTTGCTGTGGCAATGTTACCAAGCGAATCTGCTGGAGAAAGATTTCCATTAGGTCCTTGTGCTGTTGCACCGCCGATGCCGCCTGAAACTGCAACGCCATCACCTGTTGGATGATTAAAAGACTTTTGGATATCTGTGTTATTTTGTTCTGACATATTGTTCACCTCCTAGTGATTTTGTTTTAGTTAAATAGGTCGGAATTTTTGAGGAAACGTCCGCCCC